ATTAAATAAAATAGGTCTTTTCTTATCTCTAATAGAATGTTCTTTATTCTGTTCTTTAACAGTTCCAAATATTAATTTTAAGAAATCAATATATTTTTGATTATTAGAAACTTCTAATCCTAAGAATTGAGCCGCTTCAGTATAACCAATAAGTCCAATAGTAGAATAAAGTTTCTTCATATAAATATAACCTCCATTAGAAGGAGAAAACATTCCTTTCTCTTCTAAATCATAAAGCATTGTTTTATATGCTATATGATATTTATAAACTCTTTCTAATATAGAAATAAGATAATCTTTTAATCCCTCTTGATTATATAGTACATTTCCAGACTCTTTATATCTAGAATAGAAAATATCTTTTTTACAATAGTCCTGAACAATTCTATTAATATTAAGAGTAATTACATTACAAGAACCAGTCATAATTCCAGTCATTCCAGTAGTACTACTAAACGTATTTTCAGACATTTCATTAAGTACTCTACAACAACTAGCCAATGCTGATGGATTATTAGAAAGATAGCAAAAGAAACTTCCTCCTTTAGCCCATTCCTCTGCACATAATTGCTTATATTCTTTATCAATTACATCAGTACCGTCATGTACCATTGCAAATGTAGTAACAGGGAATGTTAAAGGTTTAATAAGTCTAAGTTCTCTATGAAGTTCCATAAAGATTCTTTGAAGAGTATCTATTGCTCTCCATTCTGGTTTAGTACCATCTGGATAATAGAATTCATCAAAGATAGATTCAAAATAAGTTTTATCATAATATGAACAATTTGAGAATGGAGAGTTGAAACTTCTATTACCAGCAGGCTGATTTACTCCATAGATAAATTGTTTCATACCTTTACGAATAGCTCTCTTAATAGTCATTGGTTTAAGACAATGGTCTGATGTAGTATTTACATCTAATTTCTCATACCAATGAGGACCATATTCTGCTATTATATAATAATTAAGAGCTATAAAATAGTCTCCTAGAGCAACAGCACCCTTTGCTGAAGCTGATAAAAGGAAAGTAAGATTAGTTACTTGTCCACTAAATGATTGTATGTCATTTGGAGCACTAGGAGTTACTCCATCAATTACACCTACACCTTCTGCCATTACTGGATAAAGAGTTGCTGCCATACAATAGGGTTTAAGAACTGGAGAGGATGCTTCATCATGAGTATAAATAATCCAATTCTCCAAGTCACTTATATATTGTTTACCCAAATCATCATCCTCAGGGAATAATTCATTGAGTTTATCTTTCATTCTTTGTCGTTGGATTCTTCTATTAGTTACCTTATATACTTCACCTTCCAAATTTGCTACATTTTTCATAGTAACATTAGCATTGGAATCTGTTTCAGAAGAGGTTGAAGCATTATCAGAAGAATCAGCATATTTATCCATATAATCAATTCTTTCTCGGATAAATCGTGCTTGTTTATGTTCTAATCTGTAAGTTTGGTAACAATCTGCTATTTCATGGTACTCAAGATTACGTAAAGTCTCTACAACTTGGTCTTGAATGTCTTCAATAGTCATTTCATCCCATACTTTAACTGAATTAACTATTTCATCATATACATCGTCATCTACAGAATAACCAACCGAATTAAAAGCAGCTTTTACTGCATTTTTAATTTTCACAGGATTAAACTGCTCTTTTTTTCCGGATCTTTTTACAATAAACATTTTTTCTTGCATAAAATTTTAAAATTAAAGAGTTATTAGACTTTAAATCTATTTCCAATAACTCTTTAATCAAAATATTATTTAAAGCTCTAAACCGAACTTTTCAGAGAAATCTTCTAGAACATCATACATATCATCTGGAAGTCTTTCTATGCATTCATCACGAATACCTTGAGGAACTCCCCAATATGCTGCTGCAATTGAACCAGCTATAGCTGCTTGAGTATCAGCATCACCACGAAGCATAATTGCATTTCTTATAGTTTCTTCATATGAATTACTATATGCAAAGCAACAAATAGCTTCTGGAACACTACCTTGACAAGTTGAATCAAATTTATAACCAGATTTAATTATTTCTTTTGGAGATTTTTTCAAAGAATCTTTGCCATAATATTTTTCTGCAATATTTAAACAACTTGTACAATTTTCTCCTATAAATCTAATACTGGCAATCATTTCTGCAATACATTGTGCTCCTTTAATTCCTTCAGGATGATTATGACTAACAGAAGCAGATTCCTCTGCAATAGCTCTAGTGGTTTCATATGTATTAAAAGCACAACCTACTGGAGATACTCTCATAGCTGAACCATTACCAAAACTACCATAAGGTTTTGGATCATCAGAATCAATCCATTCTCCAAATAAATGACCATATCCAGCTCTACGATATTTTCTTCCCCATTTTTGCATAATACTTGTTAAATTATAAGTATTATATGGAGGATAAAGTAACCATTCAGCTACAGCAATAGTCATTACAGTATCATCAGAGAAATGAGAATCTTTAGTCCAAAGTTCAAAATCTTCTGGAATTCGAAGTCCTTTTTTACAATACCATTCATAAGGCACCCCAATCATATCTCCAGCAATTGCACCTAATACAGGATTCTTATATAATTTCATATTAATTAAATAATTCTTTAAATGCAAACTTATTATTTTTCATTCTTTCCCACATTACTTCAGGTTCTTCATAATAAGGATCTTTAGCAAATGGTTTATCATTACAATGAACTATTTTTATAATATCAGCATCAACAAGAATTTGTCCAAATCTTAAATCTGGATACTTATTAATAAGTTCTTTTAGTTTTTCAACTATTGCTGTATTATATAATTTTCTATTCATATTAAACTACTATGTTCTATAATTTTATTAAAATATTCTTCTGGGATTTTATAAAGATGTTTTGTAGTTTCTAAGTGACACTCCCCATCTTTAACATATAAATTTATTATATGTGATGGATTTATAAAAAAATCCTTATATATTTCAACTAAATCCATTATAAATCAAGAATATCCTTAATCAACAAAGTTTTCTCAAATATATTAAATGGATCCTTTTTCATACCATCAGTAAGTACTTGAGTAAATGCATTATATATTTGATACATACTTGTATTTCCATTTAATCCAATATAATAATCATCATCTTCTTTTTCAAATAATGATTTATAAGCATCAATAGGAGTAGAACAGGCAATTTTTACTGGTTGATAATGATTGTTAAAACTATAGTTAATACAATTTCTAATCCATCTTCCAAGAGATTCATTTACATTATGTTCAGAACAATCAAATTCTGTTTCAATTAATTTCTTTAACCAAGTTGCAGTATCATCAGTTTGCTCGATAATACGTTCAAGTGGTTTGAAATCAATTTGTGTTTCAGGTTCTAAATCCTGACAAGAAAGTAGTTGAGGGCTAAATACACAAAGATTAGTACAAGACATTCTTTCCTGTCCTTTAAAGAATTTGACTACTGGCTTACGAACATCAATTCCATAAACCATTCCTAAAACAGCTCTATGTGGATCATCATTAAACTTATACTCATCTGGAAGAATAGCTTCAATCAATACTCTATTATAAGTAATATCTTCAGTATTAATGTCTCCATTAGCTGTATAAGTTATTTGAGTAGGAAGTTGTACCTGCACTCTAATTTCTTTAGAAATTTTCTGAACTCTATCCAGAAAAGGTTCTACATATGCTGCAGTCTGAAAATAATCCCTATTTTTAATTCGGGTGGCTCTTCCTGCAAGCAACTCATTTAATTGAATTTCTGCCATTACTCGTCGTCGTCTAAGTTATCAATACTTTTTGGCTTATCTTCATCTTCACTAAAGAAATTATTAAAATCAGAAAGAGCCATATCCTCATTATATTCTTCAATAGAAAGAATCATTGCATCCAATTCCAATAAATCTCTTTTACTAAGAGATAAATCAAAACAAGCCGTTCCTTTTGAAGTATCTAAACAAAGATTTGTTGGTTCTACTGTAAATTCTACTACAGAACTTTCTTTAAAAACCCTAATTTCATAATAATCTCTACTATCATCTCCCATTAAAGTATGATAAGCCCTTATTCTAAGACCTTCATTCATAGCTTTACGAATAAATTCTTTGATTTTTTCAATCCAATTCTTCTCCATAATAGTCTTCTTTAATTTGTTTTTCATTAATTTTAATATCTTTATTTCGATATTGTTTCCAGTTATCTATGACTGCTTGTTTGTTAGAATTAGGACTAGGTCCTAAATAAACAGTCATATTAAAAGAATTTAAATCTCTATTCCAATTATAGAAATTTCCTGCCATATCAAGAAATTCAAAGAACTTACTCTGAATTTCTTTAGCCATATTTACTGGCTCATGTGAATGTTGATCACAAATATCAATAAGTTCTTTTTCTAAGTTATTAGGATGCTCATATCCCCTATGACCAGGAAATCCGTTTTCTCCTTCAATATATTTATCAACAATAGGATCTTTACAATAATTCTTAAGAATTTCTATAGTATCAAGAAGTTCTTGTTGATGATCCATTCTATAAGAATGAACATAAGAAAGAGCAATGTCTTTAATTATGTCAGAAGGAAGATAATAAAATTCATATGGTCTTGGACCACAAAATTCTTTAATTGGAGGCCTATTTTCTAGCTCTTCCCATTCTTTATATTTTTTGGTATATTCTTGATTTTCTTTTAAAAAATCTTCCCAAGAAACTTTAGGAACAGCATATTTATAAAAGTCTTTCAAACAATCTTCTGCAGCTTGTGAAAGAACTTCATCTCTAGTTTTCATACTTTTTCAAAAATTCCTTTAAATCTTTTAAAGGAACATTGCTAAAATCATAATTATGAATAAATACATCTTTTTCTTTGTTTGTTTCTTCACTAAGAAACCATTCTTTACATTCTTCATAATTATTAATAGTCCATTTAGAAAAGGTTTCTTTAATTTCTTCTAAATCTTCTAAACTAGAACCATCAACTAAAGTAAATGTTTTTCTTTCAAAATCTACATCTTCACAAGTGACACAGGACCAATTAAGTAAGATTGTTGCAATAATTTCTGCAGCAATTTCATCTTGAGAATTATAATCATAAACATTAAGAAAATCTGCCTTATCAGAATCATATTCTGGAAGACTATCTAATACTTCATAAAATAAATCTTCTGGAATAACATTAATTCCATTTAAAAATTCTTGATACTTAGTCATAATTTTAGTCTCCTATTTTACCAAATAGTACATTGTTACCACTAATATGGGTATAATTTATGCTCCAAGGAGTGTTTCCCCAGTTTGCTGCAATATAGTTGCTAGTTGCATACATACTACCAACAGAAACATAATCAAATTGCTTTCCAGAAGTATAAGCATATTGATGTAAATCCCCCTTAATTACATAAATTTTATTAGTGCCATCAGGATTTAATTTATTTTCTGCAATATAATTAGCGAAATAAAGTTCAGTTTGAGGATTTAAAGTAAGAGGGAATTGTTTTGATTGATTATAATTATCTTTACCATGAGTACAAATAAATTTATATTTATTGATAGCAAAGACATCAATAGGAAGATCACTTACATAAGTTTTCCAACCACGTTGCTGTAATTTATAAGATAAAGCCAGATTTAATGCCCAACCAAAATTACCACTATGATTACTCTCTCCTACACTAAAATAAGAATAACTATTAGCTTGAATAGCTTCAGCAATATTATTAAAGAAATATTCCATACAATCCAAATAAAGATGACTCATTTCTTTATCAGTCATATTATTGGGAAGTAAATGTCCTCCTCTAGTAGTTTCTTTATTATATTGATCAACAGAATCTCCTAAATCAGCAATAAGAACATTATGATAAGATTTTCCTACAAATGTTCCAATAATCTTATCTAATCTCCTCTTAATTTCTTTTCTGTCATAACTAGGGAGTTCATAGAATCCAAACTTTTCATTATATGCTCCAATATGTAAATCAGACAACCAAATAATTAAAGTTTCAACACTTGTAGCTTCTTTATCTAATTCAGGTTTCTCGTTTTTGAATTCAGAATCATACTGGAGAAGAGTCTCAAATAATGCTGTACTCTTAGAAAGTTTTTGATTCTCTTGAGCTAACTTATTAATAAGTTTATTAGCTTCAGAAAGTTGGTCTTTCTCAATCTTTCTAAGAACATTATTCTCTTTATTTTGATTATGAAGATTAACTAATTCTTCTTCAGAACGTTCCTCTACAATATGTGGAGCAAATTCTGAATTAGCTTTAAAGATATTAAATGCTCTAAGAATTCTTTTAAATTCTACAAAAGTATATTGAGGAAATTCTCTAGAAACTATTTTTTGAGTAAGATTTGCACCATAAATTGAATAAAGACGATAGATAGTTTCCATATCTCTTCTATCCAATTTACCATAGAACGTTAGATTATTCTTTCTAAAGATTTCAAAAGTATAATACTGAATTAAACCCTTTTCATCTCTAATAAAATTGGTAATAGCTCTATCATCAGTTTCTACCTCTTCTTTTTTAGATTTCTTTTTCTTACAACTATTATAGGCTTCAATAAATTTATTTTTAAGTTCATCAGGAAAATCAGAATTTACCACATTTTGATATGCCATATAATAATAGCCCGCTTTGTGTTTTTCATTGTCCAAGGTTTGATAGTTGTTTAAATCTTCAATTATTTCATTAATTTTCTTTTCACTAATTTTATTCATTTTTCAATGCTTTATTTAAGTTTAGATAAAAAAATAGCCGACTAGAACTAAGTCTAATCGGCTATATTATAAAGAGTTTACAAAATCTGAGATTAATCCATTACTTTATAACCAAATACCAACAGTTTGCAAGACTGAGTACCCTTTGAAGGAACATAATTAACCTTTGCGTACAAAGAGTTCTTTTCCTTCATACGAGTTTCAATAACCAAGTCTACACCAACGTGGTTCTCGATTACCCACTCCTTAGCAGCTTGTTCAGCAGCCTTAGAAGTCTTCTCAGTGAAGATTTCCTCGTTAGTATCTTGAGCACGACCTACATAAACTCTTACAGGAGTATGGGTACGAGCTTCATACTTAGGCTTCTCTACCTTGTAAGGACGCTCTCTTGAGTCCAGAACAGCTGACTGAAGAACGATATATGCACCATCATTAGGCATATTAAACTTCTTTTTCTTCAGATAATCAACCATCCACTCCTTAACATTATCTTCGTTAGTAACGTTCTCCTTAGCCCATTTCTTATAAGCCTGAGTTGCATCAACACGAAGGTTCAGGGGAGCTGCGTTCTTAATTGCTTCATCTTTGGTCAAACCAATAGTCTCAAATTTTGTGAAAAATACATTTTCCATAATAGTTTTATAATTTATACATCAATTCATACGGATAAATCCGTCATCAACTATCTACTAAATATGGAAACATCTTTTCTTCCGAAGAAGAACATATTAAAATTATCACAGATTTATGATAATCATAGTTAACAAATGTTAAAATACAGATTTTAACACTTTCTCTTTATAATCAAAACGGAAGATATGTTTTTAAAATTCCACGAATTTCTTTAACAATATCTTGTCCTTTTAACCCAAAAGTGGGAAATTCGGTACACTGATAACTAAAATCTTTACAAATAATAGCTAATGCCCAAATGAAATTCTCTGGTAAACCTAAGTTCTCAGATAATTTCATTATAATATGATAGTGTGTTACATCAGGATTTTTAAGTTTTGTTCTATATGTAACATGACAAATCAAAGAAATAAGCACTAATCTATTTTCAAAAGGAGTTCTTGTACTTGGATTTGCATTTAAATGTCCTATACTAAAATTATCAGTATAAAATTTATCAAGTTCTTTAAAAGTCATAGCCTTTAACTTGATTAAAATATGCTACATTACGTAACAAATAAACAGCTTCTGTCCAGCCACTCTTAAATAATTTTGGAGTCATTGCTACAACAGAAGTGGAATATTCTGGAATAGTTGAAACTACTAAGAAGTTTCCTTTAACCTTAGGGTTTTCTATTCCATGTTCTTTCTTTATAAACAACTTTAATAAGAAACTATAGAAAGCTATTTCTCTTTGATAGTGGAAATACTCCGGGTCAAATATACTAGCTGGTTTACTTGTAGTCTTTAAGTCATTAACTGTAATTATATCATCCTCAAAGGTAAAATTATCCAGCTTAGCTTTAAGTTTATAAATTCTAGGTTCATATCCTGGAACTTCCATCTGAATGTCCATAAGAAGTGTATGTTCATTCATTACCATTACTGGGCCAAAACTATCATCTGGATGAAGAAGGTCTTGAATAGCTTTATTTTTATTTAAAGCATCCATACAGTTATTTAATAACTCAAAATTCCTTTCATCAGTATATATACGTTTCTTATCACCCTCTTTAAAAGGATTATTTGTCTCATATAAAAATCTATCTCTCCAATAAGGTTCTGCTTTTTGTCTAAATTCAGTAAGTCTATTTTCAGTAAGCTTATCCTTATAATATCCTATAATATAGGATTGTGCTTTAATTTCATCATCTGTTGGGGTTGTTCCATCAGATTTATATAAAGCGTCAGCCATTAAACCTGCCTTAGCTGTTGGTTTAAATACTCCCTTAATTACTTCATAAGACTCTGGTTGTAATACCATAGTATGAATAAGAGAACCTGTTTCAAAACTCGGATTATAAACTTGAGGAATTCCTTTAAAGAAAGCTTCTACACCATCTTTTACAAGAACTCCTAATCTAGAGTTACTGATATAGTCATTTTTATATTCAGAAAAATACTCTTCATCACTAATATTTTCTAGTCTAAGAGTATCTAATAGTGGAGTTATTTTAATTTGTTTAATTAATTCATAATCAACAGTCATACGAACTTACTAAAATCATCAAAGATTCCACACTCTTTACCGAGGTAGTAAGCATCTTCTATTTCATTATAATCTAATGAATATATCTTTAATATCGGACCATATTCTTGATTATTTCTTCCATTAATTAATAAGCAGGGAATTCCAGCCATATTCAAGGCTTTCCATTGATGGGGAGAGTCTTCAATAAATACATCAACTCTTCCTTTTATATATTTAGATTTAGGAATATGATACCCTGGAACCTGATATAAGGGACTATTGGGTAAATCATTAATTTCCAATGCCTTTTTAGTCCAAGCTTTTCTATTTACTCTTGAACTACAATAAAGTTTTGGTTCAAAATTAGGTCTTCTAATTACTGGAAGATTTACCCAAAACTCTCTTTCGTGTATTAGAATGTTAGTAACATTTCTAGTTATTGCCCAATCATATTTGGGAAAATGTTTAAATCGTTTTAAATATCCTTCAGAAAATCCAAAAATGGTATCATCTAAATCAAATCCTACTCTTAATTTCATATTTCATCATAATCTTCTAAATTAGATAAGGCTATTGTGTAATTATCATTTAGATATTCACTTAATTGTTGCCAATCATCAATACTATCCAAAATTTTATCATCATCTAATTCTGTACCATATTTAATGATTAATTTTTCTACTGCATCTTTATAAGATGGGGCCATAATAGTTTTTATCTCTGGCCAATAGTCTTGAGTGGCTTCTGCCCAAATATATTTATTCATTTAATTTCAATTTTAAATAGTCGTATAACAAACTTAAAGGAGCAATAAAAACAGTTCCAGGACTGTTACCTCCTTCTTTATCCTGCTTTTTCCAAACTACTGTAAACGGTTTGTCCTTTAATGGACATTCTTCTTCAATTTTAAAGTAAGAAGGAGTAGTTTGAGTAGCTTTACACTAAATATAGACTGGAAGGTTTCCACCTAAGTCATCTATATCTACTTTAGCATTATCTAAATTTTTACTATTAGATCTACTACTAACTGTAGTGTAACCAATTTCATTTAGTTTATGAATAACATCTAGCTCAAGTTGTGAACCCTTTTGCTTAGATCTCTTAGCAGTATAGTGTTTCTTAGTACTAGGATCAAGCCATTCAACTTTAATACCATCCTTTGGAACACTATTTTTATTAGCTCTTATTTTTAAAGTTTGTATACTCATTTGAGTCAATTCAGCTGCTTTTTCTATGGAATCATATACATAAGTATTTCCACCTTTATCAGTTATTTTGACTCCGGTATTTAATTGTTTCTACTTCATTTAAATACATTCTAAAATGATTAAATCTGCAATAACAGACCAAATATCTTCAGGAGATACATCTTCTGGAACATCATCATGGTCTAATAAATACCAACCTATCCCATTTAATATATCTTCTTTACTTAAAGAATTTAAATATTCTTCTTTAGTCATCTTCTATAACAAAGTTATAAAGTAAACATAAAGCAGAATCTAAAGTGTCTAAATCCATTTCAACCCCTATATAATCATTACCTCTCCAAATTCTATACATTCCATAATAATCAGGACATGGGTCTGTTCTTTCTGGAGAATATTCAGTATGTGTATCAATCCACTCTAATTCTAAATTAGGAGAATGTAAAGGAAGGTTATGATTTATTTCTTCCATATCCTCTAATAAAGCCCTAACTAAGGCTCTTTCTTTTAGAGGAATATTTTCAATATTATTTTCATTAATTTTCATAATTTTCTTACATATGTAAGTAAATTTCCAAAGACATCTATTAACAATTCCTTATCCCTTTCAGGCAAAGGTTCTAATTCGTTATTAATTACTTCTTCTATAATAGTAAAATGAGAAGGAGAATTAATATCATTAGAATCTATCCAAAATTGGAGAATACCTTTTAGAGTTTTGCAAAATTCTATTTGCTTTTCTGAAGCTTTCATATTTCTTTAGTGTTAGAATAAGAATGAACTAATGACCAATATAAGTCAAGTTCTAAATATCGTCCTTTAGGAATATCCTCTTTTGCTATTTGAAGAGTTTCATTTAAAACTTCTTTTAGTCTATGACCACACCAAATTTCAGGTAACCCTCCACATTTCATTAATTGAGGAGGTTCTAGAAATATATGAACTCCAGTCCAATCTTTAGCCAAATATACTTTTTTCATTTAAATTTATATTCTTTAAAAAATTCATCAACATATTCTTTCATATTTTCTACTCCAACTAATTTAATAGAATCAGTAAAATCCTTTGCAAGATACCAAGGCATATAGAAATAGTTTAATTCTGGATGGTCTCGTCTTATTTTAGCCATGTTATATAATCCAGGTCTATCATTATCATAAACTACTAGAATATGTTTAAAACGTTGTTTAAACTCTTCTAATTTTTTATCATCAACAAATAGAGTTTCTGAATTAGGACTAACAGCAGCTATTCCAAAACCGTACAAAGCTACTACATCTTTCATTGATTTAGTAATTACTAATAAATCTCCAGTCTTTGGTAATTGATGATAACCTTGAAGAACTTTTTTAGAAAGATTATTGAGAAATCTATATTCCGTTTTTAAAGGAAAATAACATTTCCATTTCTCATTTCCATTCTTATCTTTACCAAAATAATACCCATAAATTGGACATTTACTAGAAGAAGTAAATCTTAACTGACCATTAATAAATACGTGTTGAAGTGAATATATATGATACTTTTTAAGAAGTTTTTTAGATATTCCAAAAGTTTCCCACCACTTTAATTCTTCCTCAGTATAATCCTTAATTTGAACTTGAATATTAGAAGATTCAGTTTCTTTAATAGGTTTGACAATAATAGGGGCAACTTTATTACTGTGTGTTCCTTCTATTAATCCAAAATCTTTGGCAATTATTTCTAATGCCTCATAATAATTTACATTAAATTTCTTCATTACTACTTGAAAACAATTGATATGTTCATTAGTAGCAAAATCATGTAAATATAATATGTTAGATTTGGATTTATAGAAAGCACACGTAACATGGTTATCATTACGAAAGGGGCTAAATGCTAGCTTTTTACTTCTAACATCTAGTCCAGTGTAATGTTGCATTATAGATTCCTGATTTATTCCTTTAGAAAATATAAATTCCTTAGTAATTTCTGGTTGTAATGATGAAAAATACATAAATCAAGAATCTTCAATTATGTTTAATCCAAACTAATATCGTCTAAATCTACATCGTCTCCAGCGGTATCAGGAGTTTCATCAGCTTCCTTATCCATATTAGTAGGAGTTGCATTCTTATAATTCTTCATTTGAGTCAACTCATAATTAGAGAATGCCAACAGACTCTTATCAAGAGCTACAAAGTTCAAAGCAGAAGGCTTAGTCTCTGCAGTTGCTTTCTTACCCAATACACAAGCATTAGGAATAGTAGCATATGTAGTTCCACCTTGGTTACGACCAACCAGCTTCAAGAAGAACTTAACATCAGTCTTACCAGTAAGACCTTTGATAATAAGATCAATAAACTGATCCATACTCTTCAACTTAGAAGCATTCTCCTTAATCTTATCAGCACCCTTTGGATTAATAACCTGCATTAACTGCATTAAGGTATACTGGAATTGCTCAAATGCAGAAGGATAAGGAGTACCACTAGTCTCATTAATTCTTCTCTCGAAGTCTGAATCCTTGTGAGGAATAAACAAGTTGTGAGTATATACACCATTGTTATCACCACAACCCTTAAACTCTAAAGCAATAACACCATATTCTGTGCCATCCTTACCTTTAAGAGAACTCTTCTCAATCTTAGTCAAATTAACTTCATAAATATCATAAGGACGAAGGTACTGAGGACCATTGTTAGTAAATGAGGTTTCGGCAAGACCGCCAAAGTTAAAATTGTTCATAATAATTATTAAAACATTTTCATAATTTGAATCATACATCTATGATTACAACTATCTACTTCAATAATTACTATCTACTCTTTTATTCTTTATTACATATCGAGGTCAAAGTCGATATCTGCTGCTTCTACACCAGGTTCATCGACATTAACTTCATCTTCCTCTGGAGCGGTTAACTCCTCTGGAACATCAATAATATCGTCTTCTTTCTCAGGAGCATCTCCTAAGAGCTTAAACCAACCATCCTTACCTTCATAAGGAACTACATTAAATACAGAACCATATTCTGCCAAATTATCGTGTTTACTACCACGACAAGAAATAGTAAAGGTCTTAGTAAGTCTATTACCTTTAGCTTCATCCTCCAGAATAATTGGAGTAATCTTTCTACCTTGCTTTTCGAAACGAATATCAATCTTCATTTCTGGTTCCCAACCAACAAGCTCTACACAAGCATTGTTCATTTGAATCTTACCTTCAAGCAAAGTAATCTTTGGATCAGGATCGGTGTCCTTTGGTTTCTTAGTTCTAGTACCAGAACTTGTAGACTTTTTAACTTCTTTAAAATCTCCTAGAGTAGCTTCTCTAGTAATAAGTTCTCCTGTACTTTCATCCAGGATTTCGACAATGAGTTTTGCTGAATTAATTTTCATTATTCTCCTTCGTTATACTCTTTAATAATATCAAGTATCTTATTCAAATCATTATCAATCTCTAAATCTTCGAACATATCCATCGGAGTCTTAGCTAAACATTGTCCATTATTATTGGTAACCAACTTATATGTCATCTTACCATCATCACCTTCTTCTACTTTAGTACAGAAGATATAAGTAAACAAACCTTCTAGAGTTATTTTCTCCGCAAGAAGTTTACCAATAGTTTTAATAACATATTTTGGATCAATTTCTGTTCCAACATTTTCTGAATGGGTCAAGAATATCATAGTACAATCCTCTCTCATTGTCTCAGAATATCTAAGGATTTCCATTAGATGCTGAGCTAATTCGGAGAACTTCTGATATCCAACCTCAGTAGCTCTATCGACAAATTCATAACTCAAAATATACTGCATATCATCCAAGACTACAGCTTTAATATGAGGCATCTTTTTGTCGATAACTTTAAGGATTTTGATTATGGCTTCCCAGTTAGAACTAATATAATAGTTTCCTGTAACAGATTTAATTTTATTTTTCTCATCCTTTTCAATAACTATGGGAGTATATTTCTTACGCCAAGCTCTGAAAGGAAGAGGTTTACCGGTAGTACTAATTATAAAAGTAGTTTCGGGATCCATATTTCTTAAACTGGTACTTTTTCCAGTACCTGATTCACCGTAAATACACAGTGTTTCACATGCCATATTTAAATAATCAATTTAAATTGTTGTTTTTCAGCATTATCTTCTTCTATTTTTTCATTATCATCTGTCGTTTCTTCATTATTATTTAATAGATAGTCCGGAGTTACATATTTATCATAATCATAAATATCACCAGGGAGAGGTAATTCACTCCACATATTTATTCCTCCATGGAAATTTAGTGCAATTTCTTTATCAGCTTCACCAAATCGAGTCTTTAGAATTTGAAGCATTCTTATATGGTCTCCTAATTTCTTAACATCATATCCTCTATAGGTATTTAGTTTATCTCTATTAGGACCATAAAGAGCTGCAACAACCTCCGCAGCATCAGTAGTATCTCCAGTTTCTTTTAAGTCAGATAACTGAATTCCAGTTCTTCCCGCCTTAAATCTTTCAATATTACTTTGTTCTCTATTGATTTGCTGAATTAAAGTAACTGCTATATTACACATATTTCTAAGAGTAACTAAATATGCAACAGTCATATCTATTTCTCCTTTCTTATTACGACCATTAGAAGGTCTTAACAAACCTACGTGATCAATGACTACTTCATATAATAAATCTGGATTATGTGGTTTATAGATTTTTCTATTCTCAGTTTCTTCAAATTCTCCAAATTGTTCAAGTTTTTGCATTAAAATGGCATATAGTTTATCAGCATTTAAAGATTTATCATAAACATGAATTTTCTTTTCAACCTTTCTAAGCCATTGCAAACTATCCTGTACAATTTGATAATCTTCATCACTAAGAATATAACCTTTTTTTCTAGAGAGTATTTCTTTTATAGAAAGTTCTTTACCATATTTTTCAAATATATAAGTAGATAATAATTTACCAAATATAACTGTTGCAGGCATTTCTAAAGAAAAATACGAAACATAGAAATTTTCATCATCTAAATGTTCCATAAGAGGTCTATATACATAAGCATATAGAATGTAACTTGATTTTCCTTGACCAGTACCTGAAGCAAGAACAGTCATAGTTCCTTTGGTAACTCCATCTATTATAGATTCTACTTTTGGTAATCCCATAGAATAACCTTGTGCTCTACCTTCACGACCAATGTCAATTTCTTGTAATAGAGCATCAGTTATTGTCATCTTTTGGTTCTACATAAATATATTCATATTGATGATCCTCACACCATTCTTGAGCAGAATCTTGAGAATCAAAATACATTAATATATCTCCTTGATTAACCCTTTCTATTAAGTCTTCAGTTAAAAGGTTATCATACCCATATTCACTAGGTCTTGTTTCAAAATTAGAAACGTCAAAAGCATAAGCTTTTCCACCATAATAGATATTATCGGGTTGTAACCAAACTCTAATCATATTTCTTCAACCAGATCAATACTTTCAATATTCCAATGATCTTGTCGAATAATGTTTTCTGCCTCTGATGCCGAATTAGCGTGGCACCATTCCTTATCATACTCACCACTTTTTGTAGTAAATCTAACTAAATACTTTTTCATATTATTATTTACTTATTACAGCAAGAAATTTACCATTTCTTACTAAATTTACTCTACTAGAGCTAGGTATTCTAGATTCAACTAATTGCAATTCTGAGTCATTTTTTAATAACTCTTTTAATATAGTTTCTAAATCTTCAAATCCACCATAATTAGATTTAACATAGTCTAAATCTACTTCTTTATGTGACATCATACCAATTCAGTAGCTTCAAGATTAATATTAATACCTTCTCCAAGCCTCATTGCATGAAGGGATTCATATGCCCTATCTACTATAAATCTGTCTAAGGTAGTAAAATTATATCCATTCTCTATTCCCCATTTTATATCATCAATGATTTGATTATGTAAATCTGGGTTATTTTTAATTTGTTTAGCATACTTTCCAAAGGCATCTTCTAGAGAGTCAAATATCTTAGATACTGTTCTTAAATTAAATACTCTTCCTTGTACTACAGCTGATTGAGGATATGTATAAAACAATTCCTCTCCCATTTCAAAAGCACTTCTATAATACTTTTTAAGAAAATTCTGATTAAATTGAACATCTCCAGGATTAAATGCAGTACCTTCTTTAGGAAGTTTATAAGATTTAAGAATAATTCCTTTAGATTGTAAACTTGTTAATAGCGGTCTTAATGGACATATTTGAGCAAAATTTTGAAGATAGGTATAATCTTCATCTTGGGCTAATAAGATAACCTTAATACACATAAGTTCATTTGGATTAATTTTATATTCATCCATAAGACACATTTCTGTATGAAGGTCATGATTTAAATATTTCACAGCATAATATTGTGTATTAGCTGCTTAAGTGTTATTCAGATTTCTCTGTGTTATTCAATGCATAAGGTTTCATAAATTCATCTAACAATTCCATGTATCTCTCATTGAATTTGTTTAAATCATAATTATCTTTTAAAAAGTTATAGAAAGCTCCTCTATCATCAGAACAATAGCTTCTATTCTCTATTAAAAGCATTATAATAAATTCCTGTCTATCATTTGCTCCCATAAGATTAAAATCTAAACATTAATTCTCTAGGTTTATTTGTCACAGGTTCTGGATTTTCTCCTCTAAGAACTTTTTCAAGTCCCATTTCATCAATGGTTATATAATTTTTAGTTTTCTGATGTGATTGAGTGAACCACTTAGTTTCTTGTGTATCATTAATTACTATATAAAATATTTCAGCAACTTTGTCTTCAAACTTTCGAACTACACGTCCTCTTCTTTGAGTAGATTTAGTTTCTGAACTATCAAATCCAAGAATTATAGCTACAGAAGCATCAGGACAATCAAAACCTTCATCAAGTTTTTTACAAGAATGGAGAGTTTTAATGTTGCCAGATATAAAATCCTCTAACATTACTCTTCCCTTCTTTTTAGAAGTTTTTCCTGTATAAACATTTTGCCCATTTTCGATAGCTTCTGCCATTTCAACATTAGTACTAAAAGTAATAATTTTAGAACCAGATTTAGCTTCCATTATTTTTCTGGCAATTTCAATCTTTTTAGGATGATTATATATAAAAGCTTTTCTGGCTGTCATTGTTCTAATAAATCCAGCAGAATGATAATTAATACTAGCAAGAACTTGCTTTTTCATATTTTCATCATTGCCTTTATATAATTCATCTCTAAATTTTAATTTATTTTGCCATCCAACTTTAGGTTTAACCATTGACATAGCTAAATTAAAGTCATATTGGAAGAATTCAAAATGTTGAATCCATTCTTTATTTAAAGATTTATAGTAATCAATATTATCAACATCAATTAATACTTGATATTCTTTATATTCAGAGATCCAACCATTTACAAGACACTCCAATGTAGGAATATCATCTACAACTGGACAATATTTCTGAATTAAAAGATGTTTACCATCAAGACGTTCTATAGTTGCAGTAAGTCCTAGAATTATTCTATATTTAACACATTTAAATACTTTACTAAATTCATCAGCACCACATCTATGACATTCATCAATTACTAGTAAATCACAAGTCCAATTATGTTTTATGCAAGTATTAATAATTACTACTTCTACATTAAACTGAAAACCCCATTCATCTATATGACCTAACCATTGTTTTTGAAGAGCTTCAGTAGGAACGACAACAAGTATCCTAAACTGTGGATATTTATTTAGTAAAGCTTTAATTGCCATTAAAGCACAACGAGTTTTACCATAACCTGTAGCTCCTACAATAGTTCCTTTTCCTTTGTGAGCTAACCACCTTTTAACAGATTCTTGTTGTCGTTCAGTTCTAGTCATGCTTTTCTATTTTATAAGGCCTTACGTTTAATCCACATAAAACGTAATAACCATTATTTTCATAATATCCATTAACTTCTCTTGTATATGTACTTGAACTAAGTAAATCTTGTCTAATTTCTACAGTACGTATTTCAGAGTCATCAGGAACTTCAGAAAGCATCTCTATCAATTCTTTTTTAGTCATTTAAGTCAACTCCTTTACTTTTAGCAACCAATTCGATTTGCTTCTGGAGTTTTCTCCAACTATAAATATGACCATCAACCTCTCTTTGGAAACGAAGCAATACTTTATTTCTCAAAGTAACAAGTTGTTCAGTAGTCATATCAGAATATTTCTGTTTCTTAGGTAGAATAAGAATTGCTCTCATTTCATGATAAGACAATCCTTTCTCACTAAATTTAAGGTTAAGTTTCTCTGGAAGATGGAGTTTCTCCTTAGCAATCTTCAATCTCTCAGCATTAGAATTACCCTTCAATTCATTCTCTTCAGCTTTAGTAAACCACAAGCCCATTTTAGTAATAAAGGTCATAGTCAAGTGTTGTTTATTAAAGGCTCCAAGATAATCAAGACAACCGTCCATAGTATCTTGAATATTTACATCATCGAACTCAGAAGGAAGATTAGAACTAATTTTAGTCAGAGGTACTGAAGATAAATCAGTTATTTCTGGGTTGTTTGCCTTAAATTGTCTAAGACTTACCCAAAGAGAACGTCTACGAATATCCTCTCTGTTATCCTTCAAATAACTATTCTCAAAGAATCTCAAAAGTAATTCTACATTACATTTATTGATTTGTTCAGTTACTTCGTCTAATACATTATATCGGCCAAGGTTCTTTGGATCGTCATTATGAAGCATCTTTTCACAATGCTCATAACACTTCTTAAGTTGATCTGGTGTCATGTCAACAATCTTAATAGAATCTTGAACATATTTATCTCCTTCCTTCCTCTTTTCGCCTTTCCAAACAAATGAAGAAAAGTCATTTTTCTTAGAGTTCATTGCCTTCTGTAAGGCATCTCCTAATACAGTATTCATTTAAATCTTTCATATTATAATATCTTTTTTAGAACTATCTACTTTTTCTTGTACAAACTTTACAAAATAAATATTTGTATAGTTGTATGGTACAAATTGTCCATTTTCAGGACAAAACCATTTATCTTTGCCTGCTACAACTTCATTATAAGTTAAATATCCTATTTCTCCAATATCTAGAGATCTGTGATCCCAATTTGGAAACCTTGTTACCATAATATAACTATGACCAAATCCAGGATTAGGCTCTAGACATTTGAATACATAGGTTATATAACCTAATGCATCATTTTCACAAGCAACTAATTGACTATAAACAGTCAACATTAATTACCAACGAAGCTTACTCGTTGGGACAGTATCCAATTCAGTAGGAATTACATACCATCTGCACATGTCTTCTACGTGATCATTATAAAGATCTTCTATAGAACGACCTGTAATCTTTGACTCTTTATTAATATCATCGAAAGATGGAAGACCATATTTTCCCTCATTCTTATAATAGAATGAAGTAGCAGCATTTTTAGCAATCTTAAGAGCCTCTTGCTCTCCACGATTACAATTTCTAGTAAAACGATACTTAACACCTAAAGTCTTTCCAATAGTTCCGTAATAAATATTATACGTCATAAAATTAAACCTAAAATAAATAAAACAATACCGCCTACGGAAGCTCCAATTAATGTTTTCTTCTGAGCGGATTTTAATCGTTGAATTTTTTTGTCATCAGATGCAACTTTTTCTTCATAAAGATGAATCTCTTCTTTTTGAATAGAATCTGTCTTTACATAAAGTTGATTCAACTTCTCTAATGACTCTACCTGTTGTTTTAACAAGGGATTTTCTATACTATACTTTTTGTGTTCATTTAGAATTAGACAAAGAGTTTTGCTCTGAATAGAGTCTAATGTAGTCTGTGATGAAGCTGGAGTCAGCACTAGCAGACTGAACAAGAATAGTATTAATCCTTTCTTGATAATGTTTTTCATTTGTTATTATTTTAACATGAGTTGAATCAATAACCGATCTAATACTATCTTTTCGACTATTCAAAGAATCTATCTTTAATTCTAACTCATTTATTTTTCTTAATAGCTCATCATCCTTATCAATTGGATGAAAATTAGCCATTTTATAGTATAAAAATACAACTAGGACTACTCCTAGAATTGTTCCTAATAAAAACCATTTGTTCATTCTCCAGTATCAAATTTCTCTGGAGGAAGATCCTTACAAAGTTTTAATAATTCTTTATAATTCTTATCTAATTCCTTCAGAAATTCTTTTAAGGTAACATTATCTTCTTCCCATTTTCTAGCAGTTCTATTATGAGCTATCTTACTAAGAGCATGGGTAAGAGTTAATCCATATAAAGGAGGTCCTGGTTCTATTTCAAATTTTCCTGTTTCACGTTTTTTAACTTTTTTCATAAAAGTTAAATCATAACATGAACCACTACCAGAAGGCTCCATGATAAAATCAGGCTCTACGATTTTCATATTTACTAAATACTTTCACGATGGCTTTTCTTACAGTGGAATTATGTATTGTACTATAACATTTATTCCAATCTCCATCATTATAGACCTCAAATAAGTCAGAAGAACTCCAATCTAAGTATTCAGATATTTCTCTTTTTCTATAGTCATCTCTATTAATATATCTATCAGATACTTTAATAGCATAATGACAACCACATTCATTGTAATGAATAACAGTGAATGGAATGTTATGTAACTCAAACTGTTCAGCAAGAACAGCAGCTACATAACAACAGCCACCACAATTTATACTATACTTATAGTTAAGTTCTTCACAAAGTCTATTTAATTGTTTAAATAGTTCTTTTCTACTCATTTATTCTTACTTCCAGGTCTTTTATGAAGATGTCCACTCTCTTTATTTTGACCGCCACGAGCTTCCCAAGCTTTAATCCTCGCTTCTAGGTTCTTCAGTCTCTTCTTGTATTTCATAGCCAAATTCGTCTAAATGATTAAGATACTCAGTATTATACTTACGTAGACCATTTAAGTCAAATGCAATCATATTATCAATTTTACTCCATTCCTCATCAATGGCATCGATAGTAATCATTGCAGCTTCCCACAGTTTACGAAGAACATTTCTCTTTTTCATATTGGCATTTAACTTAGCCTTCATGAAAGCAATATTGTTGCCAATTTCTTCATCGAAAGCATCAGTTAAACAAGGCTGAGAAATACCAGTTCCAACGATAACACAAGTATCATCTTCACCCATAGACTCCCAAATCTCATTCCACTTTTCTGCACTACGATCTTCAGCAGCAGCAATACGGTTAATCATCTTGTAGTAATCTTCTACACAAATCTTGGTAATTTTGTTACCTTCTCTAATGGTCTGGATTGGACCTCCAGTTACATTTTCATTACTCATAATACAAAATTGTTTTATTGTTAAATATAATACTTAAAATACAGTATTTTCTACAAAAATATTCCACAATTTTAGGCATTGCCACATTTATTAATTGAGGATTTTGTACAACTAAATTTATCATCTTATCAGATTTTCCACACTTAATTTCTGTTAAATAATCTGAAAAAATCAAAATTAGTTTATCAAAAGGAGCACCTCTAATCATTTCATTAAATATGGTAATACAATCAGATTTACCAACCATAAATCATTTTATCTTTAGTTACTTTACCTAATACTTTCTGAACATCTTCACTAATTTCATCCCAAAAAGCAGAATTATTAGGTCAATTAGCAGAAAGTAAAGCAATTTTTCCAATTAATACAAAAAATTCGTCAAGGACGTCTTTTTCATTCATATAAGTTGAGTCGTTTTAAATAGTTAATTTCTTCCTCATCTGTAGCTGTTTGAATCTGATATTTAAGAAGATCATTAGCTACTATTTGCATATACTCATATTCTTCAAGTATATGTGGACCAAACATATAAAATTCCTTAGGAATCCAATCTAAGAAGTGTTTAAATCGGACAGCGAAAGTTTTACTTCCTACTATTCGGTTATCTTTAATAGGATTTCCGTAAGACCAACTTTGTAATTCATCATCTGGAATATATTCTTTTTTATTTCCTATCCATACTCTTATTCTAGATGGAAGAATTTTATCAACAAATGCAGGAACTCCAGAATTAGATTGAATATAGTCCCCTTTCTTTAATTGTTCTTTATTCATCTTTGAAATAATTAGTTACTCTATCATGAAATTTTAGATATTGATTCCATAAACTTTCTTCTATTTCTTTTAATGTAACATTACCATAAATAGGTAATAATTCATTTCTAATAAAATCAAGTTTTTTAAGGCATTGATTTTCTAAAGCAATCCCTTCTCTAACTTCTCTTTCTACATCTTTCATATTATTATACTTGATTCATTAGCAGCTAATTTATCACAATAATTATTCCAAATCATATCCTCATTACCTTCTTTCTGATGACCATAAACATGACGATATTTAATTGGCTCTTTAACAAGTTTTTGAGTAACCTCTAATTGCTTTTTAATTCTAACAATTAATTTTTGGTTCTTTTTTGGATTCCATTTAGGATTAAATATGCATCCTAAAGCATATTCAGAATCAGACACAATTTCTAAAGAATCTATTGGTTTAGTAATAGCTTTTATTCCAATAAAAATTGCAAACAATTCCATTTGATTATTAGTAGTATTCTTAAATCCTTTAGAAAATTCTAAAACTTTCTTTCCATTCTTTAACCAAACTACCCCTAATCCTCCATTACCATTACCTCTACAAGAACCATCAGTGTATATTGTGTATTTCATAGGAAGGAATTTGAGAAATAAATTTAATTTGTTTAGAACAATATTCTGTGTAATATGCAGATATATGATACTTAGTTCCTTTTGGAATAATACATTTAAATATAACTACAGAGGGATCATCTAATACCATAATACTTGCTCTTGCCACATTTAAAGAAGAATATGTATGAATATATCCTCGGGCTTTTTCATATGGAATTATTGAAATACTCCATCCTTTCGCTTTTAGAGGTTCATTAACATTTACAACAGTATCCATATATGGAGTAAAATATTCATCTCCATTTTTATATAATACTTTAAAACATTCTATATCTCTTAAAGCTTTTCTAGGAAATCTTAATTTTGATATTAAACACATAATTAAATTGATTTATTATCTTCTTCTAAATCTCTTTCAGTTTCCCACCAATCTGGAATAAACCAAACATCTTTCTGTGGGTCATAAAAACTTTCTTCTTGGAAATCACTAAGACACATATAGTCCTGGATTTCGGGCCATTCAACTTTAACGTATTTCATTTAATGCTTTATTAGTTAAAAATCTATCATTCCAAGTACTATTATTTTCCATATCTTGCCAGGGCCATTTTTCTTTAGCCATTTTAAGATTTGGTTCACCTAGAGTTCCATTAGAATATTCATAATAGTAATGTTTATACCAAATGAATTGCTCCCAATAATCTAATTCATCTATTTTATCTGTTCTTAAATGAGCAGGCAGTTTCCATGTCCAGTTAAAATAGAATTTATTAAATAATCCAATACTTATAAAAGGATCTTCTTCATGTCTTGGGCTTTGCCATTTATCTTTCCACTGAACATCTTGAATACATATAGATAATAATTTACCTCTATGTAAATTATATATAAATGGACAATGACGTGAAAATATAAACTTACATTGCAAAGAAACAAAGATTCCTTTAGTTGCTCTTAATAATTCTAGTTTATCTGAGGAAAAGGATATCATATTAAATATGTTAATAAATATCCAATCTTTAAAAAAATCACATTCAAACTTTTTCATAAGCACAAAAAAAGGCAATCATCTATCTTGATTGCCTATAATATTTATATATTTACGTTGTCCTTTAGAATCATTATACCATAATATAATATGATATTTTCCTCTATAATCGTAAAAACAATCAATATAAGGATCGTAAATACCTATAATTACTAATATTATTAATATTACACTTAATGTTATCATATTATATAGTATAAGTCATTTCTATCTTTTAATTTATCTCTTAATTCTTTTTCACATAATCTATAATCCCCATTTACAAAAAATACTTCATCTAAGAAATAATTATATTTTATAAATCCAATCCATCCTGGAATTATTCCCCAATTATAATATTTTCCATTCCTTAAAATAGGTTTTAACTAATCTAATGTCATAGCATATAACCACTTTTTACTAAATAAAAGGAATATATAGAAGCTGCAATAGTTGTGGCACATATTGCAAATATTTTTAATTTATTTTTCATAACTAATACTAATTAAATTAATTTCCTCCTTAGAGGTACACCCACTGGGAATCGGACCCAGGTCACCGGATTAAAAGTCCGAGGCTTTACCACTAAGCTATGAGTGTAAAAACTATTAAATTAAAGGATTGACTTTTGCATCAATCAATGGTCTGTAATATTCTATTACACTATTCATGTAAATTTGACCAATTTTCTTAAAAACACTTTTTACTTTTTTCATAACTCTTTACAAATTTAAAGTTTATAAATAATTATCTAATCACAAAATAAATATATCCTCAATTTAGAATAATCAAATACTGCACATACTTTCTTATCATAAATCAAGGATAAAAAATCAAAATTTATTTATGACTTTATTTTATAAGAGTTTTAGTTATTGGGGGCAGTGAGGGATTCAAACCCACGTATCCAAGTGCCACAAACTTGTGCCTAAGTCTCTCGGCCAACTGTCCCATTAAAAAATAAGGGCGGGAATGGAGGGAATCGAACCCCCACCGAGTGGTTAACAGCCACCTGCTCGACCTTCGAGCTACAAACCCAATGATTTAGTACTCCTACAAGGACTCGAACCTTGATAGCCAGATTAAGAGTCTGGTGCATAATCCCTTCTGCCATAGAAGCATTAGAGATATTTAATATCTCATTCTATTATCTACTCTAGTTGCTTTTCCTTTGTTTAAAGAACCATAATTTTCAGTCATTGCATGACAATTTGGACATAATAATTTTAAATTTTCTTCAGAATTATTAGTACAATCACCATCTATATGATGGATTTGTAATATAGATAAACCAGTATAAGGATTTATATAATTTTTATGACAACATTCACATTCATTATTATTCTTTTCAAATATATAATTTCTAACTGCAGTTATTATTCCATATTTACCACTTAATCCATCCTCTTCTCCATTTTTCCAACGTTCAATATATTGTTTTTCTCTATACTTAGCAGCACAAGTATTATCACAAAATTTATTTCCTCTGGTAATTTCTTTACCACAATTTAAGCAATATGAATGTTCTGGAAGTGGAGTACCATTTCTACATATTCCACGATTATTATAACTAGCTGCACAAGAATGATCACAAAAATCATTTTCTCTTTTTTCATAAGGAATTACTTTATTACAACATTTACAATGTTTTGGATTCTATTCATATGTTTCTCTAGTTAATTTAGTTTTAATATGAGAAGTAGAAATATTGTTTAATTCTATAAATTCTTTTAACTTGTTTCTATTATAACTATTATCTACACAACCTAAGTTTTTTAATACCTATCCAAGATATTCAACTTCTTCTATAGTTTGTATTAATTCTTCCTTTGTAAGTTCTTTAAATTTTCTATACATACCACATTTACATTTAATTGAGCAGTGTACTGGAATCGAACCAGCGTAAGCCTTCTGCATGGCAAGCAGATATGCACCTCCAACTACACTAACACTGCAAATTGTGCGGATAGTGGGGATCCAACCCACGCATGCCTCCTGATTGGAAGTCAGGTGTGCGCCTGCAACTACACCATACCCGCAAAGATCTCAGTTTTTATAACCGTAAAACTGAGCTAAAAAACTTCTTCCACTTACGATGAAGCAATAGTTTGAATTTCTTCAGGGACTATTGACGTTACGTTGAGTCTCAAATCTCTTTTGATGTAGGACAGGTAGGATTCGAACCTACAATGTATCAATGTACTAGTTCCTAAGACTAGCGTGTCTCACCAGTTCCACCACTATCCCAACCTAAAATTATTTTAAACATTTATAGAAACCTCCAAGAGCTTCAAATAAACCACATCCTCCATTATAAAATTGTACTCCAAAACTTATAGTACCATCTTCATTCTGTCGAAATTTTTCAAAGTCATCTCCTTCATCAAGTTCTTCGTGTTCAATAAATTCTATAAGATATTTATCTCCATCCTTTTCATAAGGATATGTTACACAATATTTATCTGTATCAGAAGGCCAAGTATCTTCATACTTATCAGTTTCTATATTATGTTCTTTAATATATTGTCTAATATTTTCTTCTCCTTTGGCAAGAACTTTAAATTTACCAAAATGTGTTTCTGTATAACTCATAAATCTTTAACACTTAAAGCATAATCAATACCTTGATGCATTCCAACATAATTAATAAATGCAACTAATGTTCCATCTATTTGAAAAGCTCTAGGCATTTCTTGTTCATTAACTCCTGTTAAATGCTTATTCCTACAAATAGCTGTAGTATCATTTCTAAATTCCTTAGCTCTTGCAGTAAGAAAATCTAATAGTTCACCTTTAGTCATTTTCTAAACCTTTAGTTAATTTATTATAAACAGCAAGTGAGAGAATTGAATACTTTTCTTCATTATCTCCTCTAACTGCTACTCTCCAAACACCATCTTCATCTTTAAATTTTATTGGATAATTATTCCAAAGATAGTTTAGTTTTCCATCTCTACAAATAAGATGTTCTGGTTTTAAATACTTATAATCTTTAATAAGTCTTAATATTTCTTGAGTAGCTCTAATAGGAATTTGAAGAGTATTATAATTAAGAAGCCCATTTATGGGACCACTATTGTATTCTCCCTTAATATCAATAGAAGTACAGAAACTATTGGGAGCTCCTATAGCTAAATAATCATGAGCTATAGAAACTTTAATTTCTTTATCTTTATCCCAAGGTTCCATTTCTACTTCAAAATGTGTCTCATCTATTTGCTTAACTATTTTCATTGTGGATAAATTATATCAGATTGTTTCCAAGTTAAATTCTCATACCTAAATAATATCTTCTTAGTAGGAGCATCTTTAAAAGAAGATACTTTAACAAATCCAAGATATTTCATTAAGAAATATTCCTCTTGTAACATACCTTGAGGCTTGTGGTCATAGAATACTGCAGGAACATTTCTATACTTTTTAAAGTATTCTGGATTATCATAAACAATACTGCGAACTAAATCCTCATGTTCACAAGAATTACATTTATGAATTGTTCCATCAATTTCTACAAATCCAGTAAAAGGAAATTTCTCTCCTAGTTCTGTTTGAATTGGAATATTCCACAAATCTTTAGTAATTTGTGCTATTCCAGCATTTCTTCCAGCTTCATAATCATAATCTTCAGGCCGTTTACAATTAAAATATAAATGCTGTTGATGATTAAGAATTTTCTCTATTTTCAAAATATTCATTAACATGATTTTTCAATTCTTCTTTAGTAAATAATGTTCCTTCTTTAAATCTATGTTGACAATTAAATTTTTCACAATCTGTTGTAGTAGCCAAATACACTACTTTATATCTAGTATATTTATCAGTTTTACTAAATCGTTCAAAACTTATTTCTATTCTATCTATAACCAAATTATGAATTTCTCCATCAACAAATCCAAAGACAGAATCTCCGATATCAAATCTTGTTTCTAATGTATATTCCATAATTATAAATAAGGATTAAATCGTTTATCAGAATAAATATTGATAGGAGCTCCATCAATAAAAAATTCTAAACAAACTGAATTAATGGGTTCTTTTATGCCAGCCAATTTAATAGTAGTATAAGATTGTCCCATATCAATATCTTCTACTTCATAGTTTTTTCCTATTTCAAGAGGGTATTTATTTCCTCCCCAAGGATTGACATTATTTAAACATTTAGCAATTATCATAATGATATTAAAATTGGTAATTCATATCTAGAATCTTCTTTATATATTTCTAAACAAGAGTCAGTACAAGGTTGCCATTCTTCATAAGGAATAGAACCTTTCAATCCATCAACCTTTAATATTACTTCTTCGGCTTCAATATTATTATCTTTACAAAAAGAAATAATATCATTTACTAATCTGCCATGAAGTTCTCTAAATTTCTGATTTAAAGTATCATTCTGGCATTGTTGTCCAAAATATTTTCCCATATTACCATAAATAAAACAATTTATATACTCCATCTTCTTTTATTATAGAAACAGGAGTTACTGATTCTCTACTATTAACAAAATTGATCATATCCTCTTCATTATAAAATTTCCCATAAGAAAATATTTTTTCTTTCATAATACATAAAATTTAGTAGAGGGTATTGGATTTGAACCAATGAACCACTTTTGGCGGTTGCTGACTTAGCAGGTCAGTCGTTTAAACCACTCACGCAACCCTCTTTATAAATAATCTTCATTATTACACTCTCTACACCATGCTCTATCAACCATCATTCCAGCTTTGATAGAAACATTTTTACTTCCACACTTTTTACAGACAATCTGTCCATCTTTTAATTCAAATGTACTCATAGTAGTGGCAGTAGGATTCGAACCCACGGAACGTGTTACCGTTCTCTTGTTTTCAAGACAAGTGCTTTCGGCCACTCAGCCATACCACTATTTTTCTACTATTCTCAATAGGATTTCCTTTTTTAACAGGTATCAACAACTTCCTGTCCTATGTCATTGAATAGTAGAGTATCAATCAGTTTCGTTTTTACATTAGAAACTAATAAAGAAATGTGTTGACTTTGTACCCCGAGAAGGAATCGAACCCTCATCATATCATCCGTAGTGATGTATTCTAATCCATTGAACTACCAGGGCATTTGCACAGACTGAAGGATTTGAACCCCCGACATTTGCTTTTGGAGAGCAACGTTCTACCCCTGAACTAAGTCTGCATAATAATTACACCTTCCATCGTGTATAGCTTTCCTATACCTTACTTCTACCTACGATAACTCGCTTATCCGCCATTGAGGCATCTTTTTATGAGACTTACGAAAAGTTGCTCTCTGCAGTGTTCAGTCCGTTGACCAGTGTAATTATAGTTGGATAGATTCGAATTGAACGAATATCTAAGGTTTTTCAGACCTCCGCATTGACCACCTCTGCCACTACCCAATATTAATTAGTATAAATTATGACACCGCGCTGATTTAACGTTTTAATCTTGAATGTGGTCTTAAGCAGAGGCATCTTATCCAAAGGAATTTCACCTTAACGCTATTGCCGTTTAACCACTCCGCCGCTCTCGGTTCTTATTGTCTAACGATTTTTATACTAATTAAAAAGAACCTAAATCATCTATGCCTGCTTACTAGTTCTTATGACCTTAGACTGGTACCCTCGTATCTAAGGCAGTTGCTATAGTGGGAAGAGAGAGATTCGAACTCCCGTTGTTTACCATACAGGACAGCATTTACAGTGCTGCGCAATACCACCATCATTGCAGTCTTCCCAATTTGCACTGTTTAAGGTACAGTGCTAAACCTTGCTAAAATACTCATTAATCTACCACCTTTCTCCTGATTGATTAGTACGGATATTCAGTTTTACTGAAAACACGACAGCTCGTATTTGTGTACTCCTCGGCATTAATGAAGTTTTTACTGAACTACAGACTATCTCCCGTCGTACAAGATAGTGGACTTACGATTCCCCTCCTAGCCGTAACTAAGAGCCTTACGTCTATATAGCATTTGCAACTACTATATAGCCAAATGGATCCCCATGGTCGAATCGAACGGCCATCACAGGATTACAAATCGAGTGTAATAACCTTTATACTAATGGGGAATAAAAAGGAGCTAACTCGTAGCTCCGTAATTTTAATTTTTATTCACAGAATGAATACTATTGTATTCAAGGTTCTATCAAATCAATTTTTCTTAGGGCCACTCTCCTAGAGGCATTTTGAATTCCTTTTCCTCTGGAAATGCATGATTAGTTCATGTGCATTGTCTGTCTATCTGTAGCAATTGTATGGTCTACATCAATTGTGTCAATGACTGAGTCCTTAACTACAATTTCAGTAGAGTCAGTTGCTCCTAAACTTTCTTGTTGTGATTGGTGACAGCCATTACAAGCTACAAACATCATCACAGTCATCAAAAATACTAAAATTTTTTTCATTTTACATTAATTAAGTTAAAAGAACTATCTACTATTAGTAGGGAAGACCGGACTCGAACCGACAATCACTTGGTCCCAAACCAAGAGCCTTAACCCATTAGGCCACTCCCCTAAATAAAATTGACTCGGTAGGAAGACTCAAACTTCCACACACAGTTTTGCAGACTGTTGGCTTAATCTTTCACCCATACCGAGATATGTGGTGGCCGTGGGAGTTGAACCCACTATCTCCAGCTTATAAGGCTGGTGCTTATACCAGTTAAGCTTCGCCACTATAGTTCTGACGTCTGGACTTGAACCAGAGATCTCTTGATTATCAGTCAAGTGCATTAACCAACTATGCTACATCAGAATTTGCTAGGACTTCCTTTACCTAGCTTTGCAGATTTTCTTTAGACTAACCGCTAAAAAATATTTGTGGGTAGCGTCGTCTCTTAGAAGGTTTACCTATACTAAAGCAATAGGTGCTTCTTACCCCAGGCTTTGATTCACTTACCAGTCGGCAAACTCACAGGTTCTGCTTTACCTTACCCGAAAAGGATTATAATATTTTAATATCTAAATCTAGTAGTATTTTTATTTAAAGACCTAAAATTATCAGTTAATGAATGGCAATTTGGACAAAGCAATTGAAGATTTTCTTCTTTATTGTTAGTACAATCTCCATCAATATGATGAATTTCTAAAGGGATAGTATGAGAATAGGGATTTTCCTCTCCCCAACCACATTTTTGACATCTATTATGAAATTTTTTAAATAAATATCTTTTTATATACATAGAAATTGCAGAAGCTCCTCTAATTCCATTTTCTTCTCCATTTTTCCATTTTTCTATAAATTCTTTATATTTATATTCATTATGACATTTACTATCACAAAATCTATGAGAACTACTAGAACCTTGATTTAATTCTTTTCCACAATTTAAACAATAATATATTATTTTTCTAGAACTTCTATCAAAAGTTTCACAAGGGTTTATTTTTCTACGTTGGGGAAGTTCTATTCCTAATTGTTTTGCAACTTTTTTAATATTAGTTCCAGAACAACCATATCTTCTACCTATTTCTTCATAACTAACTTTTTCTACATTTATAAGTCTTTCTAATTCTTCTTTTTCAGATTCCCATTTTGACATATTAATAGACGAAGGGGTTTTAATCTTCGTACTATAAATATATTTTTAAGTTTGAAAATTCAAACTCAAACTTATGAATTTAATAAAAATTAACAATTTATTATTTAGTGCTCATAGAGAGGATCGAACTCTCAACATTTGGTTTTGAGGACCACCGTTCTGCCAATTGAACTATACGAGCTTAAAAAACTGGGTATATTACAACCCAGTTAGTAGTTTTTCTTGTTTTAATTTTCGACGAATAAATCCGGGAAAATCTTTTTCATAAATTGCAATAGCAGTGGTTTGGTTGTTTAAATCTGGTTCATCAAACCAAGTCCATTGATATTTATTAGGAGAAAATCTCCATAAATCTTTTTTCCATTGTTCAACATCTACAGACAGATAGATTAGATAGTCATTAGTCCAATCCCATTTTATACTTTCTCTATTAAGATTAGCATTTACTAATAACCATTCAGCAACTGCATGACCTCCCTGTACTGCACCATAAATTGGATCTAATTTATTACTTATCAGTACATACAGGTTGTTCTTCATATTGTGCAAGATATTTCATTACTTTTTCTCTAAAGTGATCTTTACTCCATTCATCGGGTAATGCTTTATAAGAACGTTTAACATCTTCTTCAATACATTTATCAAAGTCTGTTATTCCATGTTTTAAAATGTAATAAGCACAATATGCAGGATGCATCCACCAATCACAATAATCTTTCTCTTTTTGTTGAGCTACTTGAATTTTAATATCGTCTTTAAATTTTAATACATTAGGTTTCATAATACAATCATTTTAATTAATTTATTTTTAACTATCTACTAAAAACTCTTTAATTAATGATTGTAATCTGGACCTTTGTTACGTGTTCATATACGTTTCATAAGCATAAATTTTTAAAATTAAAACAATTATCTCCAACTGAAATTGGATTATAAATTTACTAATGAATTTTAAAATTCAAAAGTTAATATTTGTTAAATCGATATTCACGATGTTCCAAGTGAGTTCTATACCTTGGAACATCGTGAAATCGATGATGTCTATAAGGAATATATCTTCTATTATAATGATAATCTACAGTTGTTACATAAGTATAATGAATTCTATACTCAGGATTTGTTACTTGTAAATCGGAACAACTGCAACAAATAAATAATGTTAAGAATAAGATTATTCCTTTAATATATTTCATTATTTTTCTAAATTCTATATCTATTGAATAATTGGATTAGATACTAATGCTGGAATAGTTAAATTTTTCATAAATTGTCCATTATCAATATAATAAGTAGTGCCTCTAGAACTTCTTAATACTCCTTCCATAGGTCTAGTAGCATTAGGTCCTAAAGATCTTAAATGCCATTTAGAAAATTCTCTTGTTCCATTAGGTAATATTGTAGCACCTTCAGTTACATTAGTACCTCCAGGAGTCATATTTACTCTAGCACCAGGAGCTCCCAAAGATAAATAAGCGTCTAATCCTCTAAATGCTAAATCTTTATATTTACTCTAAGTTAAATCTGAAGCATATCCTGGGATATTAAATCCATTCTAATAAATTTTTGGAGTAAAATGTTCTCCGGTTATAGCAGAGCCTGCCATATTCATAAAGTTCCCAATAGCTGTTTGAGGAGATACTGCATCAATAAAATCTGGAGCTAATGTACTTACTCCCAATTTTCTATCAAAATTTTTGTCAGCCCTAGCATTTGCTTGAGAATTTGTTTCTCCCTTGAAATTAGCATTTCTATTAGTATTAGTAGCTTTAGTATCTTTTCTATACTATTCTCTAGCTGTTCTTGATTGTTTATTTTGTAATTTTGGATTGGATGAATAACCTAAATGAGTTCCATAAAGCTATTGCATTTCAGTCATATTATCTTTTCCATTTTCTAAATCAGATTTATATACTTTTCCTTTATAAGCAAAATATTTATTTCCAGATTTTCTAGCTTGAGAATAAGCTTGTTTAAAAGACATCATGTTATTTTTTTCAGCTTCCTATCTATCATAGGCAGTTGTAGCAGCATCTTTTCCTTTAGTTCTATCAGCTTTTACTACAGAACCCCTAGAAGCTCCTTTCATATCATCAACTTTAAAAACTGGAACATGGCTAAGTCTTTTTCTAAAAGCATTTACTTCTTCCTAAGTATTAAACTATTTTTCAAGCCAATCTCCTCCAGTTCTAGTTTTATAACTTACTTTAAATCTTTTTACTCCTCCATTCTAAAAATATTCTATTTTCTTTCCTTGTTTAAATCTTTCAACAATATTTCTTGATGGTAATATCATATTTCCTCCTGTTTTAAAATAACCTGTTAATGCTTTTACTAAATCAGCATTTCCTTTAATTAATTCTTTATCTTGGTCTGTTCCCTAGCCATTTAATATATTTCTTACTGCTTTTCTCTAATCACCAGTAAATGCATATGCTGAGCCTCCAGCATTATTTCTTAACCATTCTCTTGTAGCTGAGCGATCAAATTGAATTGTAGGCTACTTTCCAGCATCAGCTATTCCATTCCATACTCCAGCATTAGTTGCCATTGCATTTTGGAAATCACTTAAATCTCCTCCACCTAAAAAACCTCTACCCCAATTTCCAGCAGTATTAAATGTTTTTCTAATATTAGCATCAGAATAGTCTCCTCCAAGAACTCTATCAACGTCGTTTCTAAATTGTTTAGCCCATTGATTTCCTCCAAAATCATATCCTTCAGCTCCAGTCTAATGCATCCAATTAATTAAATCTGCATTACTCTAAATACCCAATCCTCTGATATTGTCTCTAAATTGAGTTTTATCCATATAAGTATTATTTGTAGTATATTTAGTAGGAGTTATTGGGGTTTCTACATATGGAGTTGTTCCTTGCATCATAGATTGTTCTTCTCTTGTCTAAGAAAAGTTCTAAGGAATTGTAGAAATAAATTTATTCCAAGCATTTATAGAATTTCTTCCCCATTTTCCATCATCATTGGTACCTATAAATTTTTGTACCGCTTTAACATCATTAAAATTAACTCCTTGAGAATCTAAATACTATCTCTAATCCTGGGTTAAATTATTAATAAAGTTATTTTGAAACTCTGTATTCCACTATTCTTGAGTCTTAAGAGGCTTTTTTAATTTTGCAGAAGGTAATTGATTAATTCTCATTTGAGTATCAATATCATTAACTCCAGGAATTACTCCAGAATTATTTATTGTAATATTATTTTTTGAATTAATTATATTTTGTTTAGCAGCTTCCCTTTCTTCTAAAGAATTATAATAAGTTGTTTCTCCAGTAGTTGAATTATATAAAGGATAAACAGTTCTTTTTGTTTTCTAAGATTGCTATTTTACAGGAATTGCTCCAAACGGCATCATCTATTTTTTTAGCCAATTAACAATTTTAGTTCCTCCACCAACATAATGTTTTCCATTATATGTAAAACCTCCGGTTTCAAACTTTTCAATTTTTCTACCCTCTTTAAACCTCTAAATAGGGTTTTTAGAAACTAATTTATTCATAAATTTTGATTTTTAACGTTAAAAAATTGAACTATCTACTATTAACAGTTAATACTATTAATAGTTGTTAAAAAATCAAAAATTATTTTTATTTTCATTTATCCAATAATCAGACTCAATATCTTCATAAATTCCTTTCCAAAATTCATCTTCTGCTTCATAACATTCTGCTATAAAGCAATCATATTTACTAAAATCTATTATCATAGTCCAATATGTTTTTTACAAGACTCCATATAATAAAGTCTTATTGATTGATAATCCTCATTTAACCATTTTAAGGATTTCCATACTAAATAGTGTTCAATCCATATCCTTTCTAATTTAGATGGATGCTTCTTTTTTAATACTCTTAGTTTCATATTATTAAGTTTTAAAAATAAGTGAGAGGTAGTCTCTCACTCAAATCTTGTGCATAATTTCCAGTCATGCCTTTGACTCTTCCCAATTTTGTTAAGGGTTGCCCCAATCACCGATCGGTTTACTGATAACTTAGCTTCGGCTGACCCAATCGTACCGCCTCAGAAGGTTGGTCGGACACAACCTGATCTAATATTAGACAGTTTCAAAAAATTCTACCCAATCCTTAATTTTAGAAGTTGTTGGAGGATAGATATGTTCTCTATCCTCAAAACTTTCAATAAATCTATGGAGTCCTATAGTACTTCCATTATATAACCTATAGAAAGCTTTTACAGAGGCTTCATTTGTGAGAACAATATTAAAACAAGAACTGTTTTTAATTTCATTATAAAGACGATCCCCTTCTCTAAAAGAAGAACCTAATTGAAGTACTCCTTGTTTAATTTTATCTCTTCCTCTAACCCCTAACATAGCCAATCCTAAAGTATATGGAAGTTTATCACGATTCCATTCTTTAGAACTAATCCATTCTAAAAATTCTCTAAAATTAGGATAATTCCATGCAGCAAAAGCTCTTAGATAAGTAGACATATCCCAATCCATTGCTGTGTTATTGAATTTAATGGCATCCATAAAAGGATTAACTGAATCATATTCTTCTACAAGAAGTTTATATGGTTCACCCTCATCCCATAAAGAACATGCTGCAAGATACCGATGTTGTCCATCTACAATATAAAGTTCCCCTTCATATCTTGCTACCATAATAGCAGGAATATGTTCATGTTTCTTTAATGCCCTTGCAATTTCTCTTATATGGGGATTAATAGGATCTCTATTTCCTTCAAGAAATTGAAATCCAGGATTACTTCTTACATAATAACAACATTCTGCAGGAATTTTTTCAAAATCTTTCATAATTATTTATAATAATAATTAAATATTCATTATTTTCCATTTGAATATAATCTATTTAAAAGTTCTTTCATAAACTTAATATATCTTTCGAATCTTGCACAATATTCTTCAAAAGGTTCATCTCCAGAATCGAAGTCATTCCAGCATTCAAGATATTCAATAATACCCTCAATTATTTCTTTATCTTTAGAATAATCAGATTGCTCAACAATAAATGTATTATTGAGATTTTCTTTAAGTTGTTTGATAATAACTGGAATATTATTTTCTAGACATTTACAAATATCATCAAGCATTGATTGCCTTCCAGCTTCCCAGGATTTATCAATACAAGTTCTCACATCCGAATCCGTAATCACTTTTAATTGTATATCTTTTTCCACAATTAGGGCAATTAACCCATCTATCACACCAACTCATAAATCCTGGACCTAATATTCCATTATTACCACTTTTTGTATGAATATCATTTTTATTGTATGCATATTTACATTTACATTCTGAGCATACAATAATTTCTTCATCAAGTGGATTTGGATTTTCTATTATTCTCATGAATTAAATAATAATAATAGTTATTACTTTATTGGTTCCTTCTATAATTCCAAACTTGGCTTCCCAGAGATCATTAGCATTAGTATTTGTCCAGTTTACATCACCGATACCAAAATACTTTAACGCATTCAACACTTCCATTCCGTTTTTAACGGATTCTTGAATCATTTCAAATTGATAGCCACCAGTTTTGGTATCAACTATCTGAACAAATACTTTCTTCATAATCTTTTAATAAATGTTACTATTACCCAAGCTCCTGCTATAATTAAAGCAGCTCCTACAATAGCAGAAGGCCAATCAGAAACAGTAGGTAATTCCATTAATAAATTATTAATCATATCTTTTGAATTTCTGTTAACAAATTATACAATACTCTCCAAGTAACTTCACACTCATGTTTTTCATTTTCATCAGGAGCATTAAGTATTGCACAAGCAGCTTCATTTACTTTAAGCTGTAAACCATAAATTAAATCATTATGACTAATAAATGGTTCTGGATATAAACTAGCTTCCATATTATAGGAGCCAATTACTGCTTGTGGAAGAATATGTTCATTTAAAAAATATTTTCTAGCGTTCATTTAAAAATCACTTAAATATACAAAAGTATAGTCATACCATCCCATTATCTCTCTATATACTATAATACAAGGATACTCATAAGGAGGATTTTCTATATCTTTTCCAATTCTATGTTCAGAACAAAATGTTTCAAACTGTTCTTCATCTTCAATATAATCTTTATCCATTTGGTCCTAATTTATCTATATACCAGTCATAAAAATCTGAAGCACAATTCACAAAAAAGAATATAATATCTTGTTCTAGAGGATCAAGTCCAGTAATTATGTAGTATATTGGACCCCATACAGCACATGTTATTACAAATACAATATGCAGTAAATAACATAATATAAAAATAGGATAAAGGATGAATACTACTCCAAATCTTCTAATCATAATTCTCTATATTCATTTTTTAATCTGCTAATTATTCTTCTATCTGTGAGTTGAAGTTCTGGTCTTAAATCTGAATCCCATTCAAACCATTCAGTCCATTTCTTTCCCTCATTAGTCCAATACTCATAACGTTTATAAGTCATCATCTGGAATAATAGGAGCTACAACTATTCCGTATATGAATAATATAAGTCCTAATAAGAATAATAAACCTAAAATTGTTCCTAATATAATCATATTGTTAAGTTTATTTAATTATCCAGCCTGCACTTACTTTACATCCACATACAGGACATGTAAAACACATTGGACCATGTAATGTAGTCCAAGCAGTTATATTAGATTTATCTGCTTCATAATCTTTATGTAAATCTGCATTACCATACCTCAAAACACTTTTACAATTACTACAAGTTATTCTAGCCTTAGGTACCTTTTTCTCTTCAATTACTTCTACCATATTTATTCTTCTTTTTGTGTTTGTAGTCTATCAATTTCAGCAGCAATAAGAGCTCCAGCTTTAACAAGATCCCGTATTCTATTTGTTGGTTTAAACCAACGTATATCCCACTGTTCTGGCCAAAATTCGTTTGGAATCCTAAAACTTACTGTTCTATTAACTTGATGATAATAAACATTTGGGTCAATATAGCAAATTGCTGCTTTTGCTAATTCGTCATTTTTATGTTCGGCATCATGCTCTTTTGTCCAACCCTCAACCTCAATTTGTCTCTGCCTTTCTTCAGCAATTAGTTCAATACCTGTTTTCATATTTATTCTCCTTTCTGTGCTTTAAGTCCAAGTTCAAAGAAATGTTTGGCGATGTCTTTCAAATCTTTATAATGAACACCTCCAATGACTTTATACCAATCGCTATTCATCCCGCCATCACATCCTTCTGTAAAGTGCGAATTGATATAGTCGTCAATACTTGTTTCCAAGTCCACCTCTTTCACTTCGAGGGTGTCAAGGAAAGAAAGGATTTCATTATAGACCGATATACAAGTGAGAGAATCACAACAACTCTCTTTGGTTTCCCCTTTACTAAATATAGATAGTTGAATAGATTTTAATCTCTCTATCGCCGCTATTAAAGCGTCTTTGTCTATCAGTTTCATAATTATAAACTCTTTTAATAACATTCGGGTACATCATACTCTAAATAATCCATAGCTTCAGTAGCATGCATACAGTAAGGCTTCTCCATAAGTCTTCTAACATCAGCAGAAGTATATCCATTAGCTTGGGCAAGATTATATCTCCTGAAGTGTTCATCATACTGTTTACATAGCTCTTTACTTAAGATGGGGTCAATAGAGAATCCTGCAACATTTCTGATACACCATATTATATAAGCAGGTTTTTCATTAATGACCTGCAAGATAGTTTTACCTTTAAATTTTCCAAAAGTCAACACTTTATCGACTCCTGGAGTATGTTCTAACTGATATTTTGTCATAGCTTCATTGCTTTTTTAAAGTCTTCAATAAACTCCTTCCTATCACCTAAACATTCAGAGGTGTTATACATGTGCTGGTTTTGTTCAAACCATTCAACCGCTTTCTTTATAAAGGCATCTTGCATTTTTCTTATAAAATGCCTATAACGCCAGTTGTCAGATGTACTACCGTCTGGATTTAATATTGTACATACGAACTTTGGAGGACAAGCATTTTTGTCCCCTTCAAGAAAACGTTTATATGCATTATGGAAAAAACATTTAGTATCTTTACAGTTGTCATTACATTCGCAATCAAGGCAGTACCACTTCAATGCTTTCTCAATAAAAGCATTAGTGCGGGTATATTCAATATCATTCTCGTCACTCCTTTTAGATAATGATAATCCCCTATAGCTAAGTATATTATTTATAGAATTTTCAAAGAGATAAATCTTCTCTGGCGCTTCGTTTGCTTTCATAACTTACTCTCCTTCCATATAGTTTTTGAAGTCCTCGATAAACTTGTCAAGTGAACATTCGGCCTTGATTTTCATTTTGCCACTACCCATAGGTATCTCCTTAAGTTTATCAATTAAGAACAACTGCGCCTTTTCAATAAAGGCATCAGTACGAGTGTACTCAATTTTTATATTATCAGTTAAATCTCTTGTAACCCATTCAGTATACAATTCTTTTGTATCTCTATCTGCTGACAATATAATCTTTTCTGGCGCTTTGTCTACTTTCATAATTTATTTCTCCCTTAGTTTCTTTAAATGTTGATAAATATTTAGCAGTTCTTTTGCTACATCACTGCCTTTTTGTCTTTCATCACCTATCGCCGTAAGTATTGCACCAAGTTCTCGGTCACTCGGCTTCCAACGTTTCTGGGGTCTGAGAGATTTGAGCCACTCTTCAGCTTCTTCATACTCATTCACGTTACAACGAGTAGAAAGATATCTGAGTATCTTTAACCTCATTTCTCTATCCTCTTCGCTCCACTCAGCAGGTTTCTGCTCTTTTAGTTCCTTTAGTTCAATCAGCCACTTTTCAAGTTGCTTGTGTTCTAAAGCACAAGCATTATTACCGCAAGATTTTTCCTTACAATGTTTAATGGCTTCATCAAGAGACATCGTTGCAGGCTTCTGCTCCCCTTGCTTTTCAAGCTTTTCCTTAACATCATTAAGCCATTCTACAACAGTTCCATTAGTATTCTGTAATCCATGACCTGTGGTAAAATATTCAGTAAGTTGCTTAATCATAATTTTATCGTCATGACTAATGTGACACTCACCTTGCTTTTCAAGCCAAGCAATCCAATTATCATAATCGGCATTGAATGTATTTGCTGAGATTCTTAGAAAATCAATAATCTCTCTCCTTATCCTCTCATCCTCGGACTCTTTGAGTTCGGGGAAAAGATTCTCCATAGCAATTCTTACATTACATGCAGTTTCTGGAGAATGATAATTTTTTGCTTTTTCCAAAGCTTCATCATACGCTTTAGCTTTTTCTTCTATTGATAATTCTTTCATAATTCTAACAATCTGTAATTATAATAATCTTTTTAAATTTCCCATCTTTCTTATACGACGCACAAGGAAATTCTATCTCTGTATCATCATCAAGACTATTCCATAGTTCTACGAGTTGTTTTTTGGTCATAATTACAACATTTTAAGTTCATGTAACTTCAGTATCATTTCGTAGCAAGCATCAACTGGATTGTCAAATTCGGATACATTATGGTTTATGTGAGTCATACAAACATAATATTTTCTATTTGTTCTAGCACCAAGAGAATATCCTTTTGGCAAAACACCAAGCAATGCTGCAAGACTCCAACAAGGCAGATAAACAGCCTCTGTAGATTTATAATTTTCAGCAGCATCTTTACTATATCCAAAAGTAGGGAGTTTAGGTGCGTCTATTTCAGATTTCCAAAAATACCACTTCATATCTGCGCTTTCAAGCGGCAGTATCTCTGCCAGCTTACGACTTTGCTCCACAGTAGTATAACTTTTAATTGTTGCCATAGTTATTTAAATTAAATTTTCAAGACAATACTTTAATGCTACTTCACAGGCTTGTTCATAAGAATCATATTCTTTATCAGAATCTAAATCAAAATAACTACCATCACCTTTTCTTGCGCTATTATACTTTGGAATAGCTATATTAAAAGACCAAGTAATATCTTTATATATAGGTTTATAATTATTATCATATTCTTTAAATTCCCACGTAAATGTAATATAACACTTATGCACTTCTCTCAACCACTTCATTGCCATCTGGAGAGTAGGCAATGAACCAAACTCCTTGTATTTGTATATTAACTCCAAATCACTATTAGTTGGGAAATCAGTATTGTAAGTGATTGCAGTCTTATGAGGCATGATGTAATAGAAAGCAAAACATCTTTCATCAAATCCTTTCTCCTTCAATAGCTTTGCTGTTTCAAAACTAACGTAATCTTCTGTAATCATAGTTTTATAATCTTATTCGTCTATAAAATCTTCAAAATCATAGGAATCATCGTACAAAGAACGTTGTCTAAATGTTCTACATAACATTTCTCTGTCTATATTATCATAAAAGGTATACGTTCTAAAACTATTCATTAATTCTTCATAAGACACGCCTTTTAATCCGCTGTTACCAACAACTGACTCATAGTCGTTGTATTCTTTATATAATACCCATTCATATACATTATACTCTGGAGCAGACAACCAATAAGCATAAGGTTCATCATTGTACCATAAGTTTGTTGCAGTTAAAAATTCTGGGCGTAATGTTTCGAATTTATCTATCATATTTGTATAGCTTTATACATTATACATTCCTTCAGGTGCTTCAAGTGCAAGACCCATAGGAATAAGTCCTCTATAATCAAAATGATGCGTGTTGAGCCAATCATGTAATTTTGTTCCTATACTGTTATATAGTTTAATTTCCCCTTTAAGTCTTTTAAATGTTCTCTTTTCTTCCTCAGTCATTGAAGACATTGGACGAAGATATGGATAAATTTTATCACCATTGACAGTAAACCAACTAGCCTTTGCCCCACCATATAGAAAAGGATTTAAACTACTAACGAAAATTCTTTCATTAGGAATATCTATTTCATCCATTATACCTTGTGTGTCATTAACCTTTACCATAATTTTGTAAGGTAATCTTGCAGAAAGGTCTTGGAGTAATAGTGATTTTTCTTCTTGTGTCATATTAATTAAATTAAATTTTCAAGTGAATATTTTATTGTTGCAAATATACTTTTTCTGGTACTTGCATATTTAATCTTCAAATTCAAATATTTCTATATCAACAATTCCACTACAATTTTGTAATGTATTATCATCTTTCCAAGCCTTAATATGGAATGTAATTAGACTACTCATATTTATTACATTTTCAGGCTTAATATAAAGAGTAGGATCTTTTGAGTTGACCCAAGCAACAATATCATCCAAAATATTAGGCATTCTTTCTTTTGCTTTATCTATTGAATGATAATAATATGGACCCCAAGTAAGCATTTCTTTATCAGGGTATAATATATTTCCTTCTACTTTATAATTTATTTCTTTCATAACTCTATTCCTTTAATAGATAATTAATCTCTCTATAAGTTTGTTCAGTAGCATCTTCTTCAGTCATTCCGAGTTGCTGAAGTCTATTTATATGAAGAGCTATTAATAATTTTAATTCTTCTATAATAAGTTGTTGTTGTTTAGTTAATTTTTCCATAAACTCAATAAAAAAATTAGGGGAACCTCAACTAATAATAGTTGAAGCTCCCCTTGCCGCACAAAACTAACAAATTTTCATATAACGATGAAAAAAGTAGTAGTTCCACTCAGATTTGAACTGAGGATCTTCACTTTGTAAGAGTGACATGTTTGACCACTACACCATGGAACTATAAGGAGATACTAAAAATAAATTTTGCCGGAATCGAACCGACTACACACATCTTAGCAGGATATTGCTCTATCCAAATGAGCTAAAAATTCATAAAATATGATTTTGTAAAGTATCTCGTTAATAAATAACGTAATAAAGTGGACCTTGAGGTAGTCGAAACCTCGTCCGAACTGCTTATTCTATAAGAATTATACAAGCTTTTCAATTTTTTAAGGAGTTATTCTTCTCCAAGGGGATGACTGGATAGTCATCAGTTCCACCAGCCTATAATTTACTAATCAGTCAATTAGAAGGACCAAGGCTCCCTTGTTTAATGACTTAAGTTTAATAATTTCTATTATTGTAACTTTCTGACGACTAAGTAAGTTACCAACTTAGGCAGCCATACGGAAGCTTCTGCTACCGATGGTTACAGTTTTAGCTTTATTGCCATTTAATTATTTGATGTCTTTCCATCCGTCTTTGCTTGTTCTTATTACCTTCAACAGCCGTCTAATCCTGTAAGGCCCAATTAATAATGGAATCTGCCAAACTCCATTATTGTTAATTATCTACCCATAGGAGCGACCTATCGTTCCGATAATCCTATTAGTTTTTACTTCACGCTGTAAAACTAACAAAACCAAACGTCTCACTTTCTAACTTTAAGGAGAAAATCGATGCTTTACTATCGTAAAAGACATTAACTTACGCTATTAACTTTGAGAAGGAATAGTACCACTAATGCTGTTTTATATCTATGCATTAAAGATAGGCGGCGGTCTATAAGGGAATCGAACCCTTTTCTCATGATAGACAGTCAAGCATAATAACCATTATACGAATAGACCGATTGGAGGATTAACTAGAATTTCCTCCTATCTATAATCAAATGGAAAAATTTAATTTTATCATGAAAGAAAAAAAACATTCTGTATCTAGTATAAGAATTTGTGACTCCACTTGGATTCGAACCAAGGACCTACTGCTTCCTGCTACTCTATGTTACCATAGCCAAACATTTTCACAGACCAGTGTTAATTCACAGTTTCATGCCCTCGTAAGGACAATTGTGTTGTTTGTTGTAGTCTGGAATACATCTTTACCATATTGAAACTCTTGCAAGATTAAATTTGCTTATATAGTCCTTTCTTTTATTTTTCCGCAACTTGTCTTACAGCTTAACGTATTCACCATAAGGGAGCGCAGTTTATTTCACCTGAAAATACTTAGACTAACTTCACAAATCTAAAATTTCAACTTAGGTATCTCCTCTATACTCTCTACACATTTATGAGTCTTAATATCAACTGCGCTACTCGTTTCTATGTTACCAAGTCATTAATATTATACTCAATTTAGCACGGTATTATCCTTACACATTATTGGTTAGTGTTCTGCAATTGTTCAGCGCAGAAAATCCTCCTAAAATATATTAGGGCTAAAAGGATTTCCACCGTTTTAGGGAGATTCTACTATGGAGTTTCCTGCCATAGCATCCAATTTTAATAGAAGGCAGTTGCTCTATCCAGCTGAGCTATGGAGCCATCATAGAGATACTATTTTTTAAATTTGTATTTTTACCAATATTTAGTTCTTTGATATGGTAAGTATCTCAAAATTGTTTAACTAAAACCGAGTGGAGCGAGAGGGACTCGAACCCTTAATTCCTCCTTGCAAGGGAGGTATGTTAGCCAATTACATCACCCGTCCCATAACCCTATTCTCTTAGACCTCCTATAGTCATCATTCTAATACCTTCGGGTTCTACTTCCATTTCTGGACGAACTTTTTTTTGATGTCAGTACCAAGGAAAAGTTTCTCCCCTACTTCTAGTAATGCCAGCCTGTACTAGAGCAGGCCCCTATTTATCTTTAACCACCCTACAGGATTTGGTGGGACTAGTACGGAAGGACGGTTACGATCCGTCGTCTTCAGGCTGAAAATCTGAGGTTCTACCATTAAACTACATCCGCATTTAAAATATTTTATCTCTTAATTTCCATAATGCTAATATTACAAAAATCCATGACATTATACAACAAGGTGCTATTATATCATATTGTAAATCAGCTTTATTTGGTTCTTTATAAATAAGTCTTAGACATATTATAAAGGCAACAATCATTCCTATCAAATATATAGTTGTTCCTATCATAGTCAAAAGATTTTTAGTTAAGTCTCGAAAGATAGATTTGAACTATCGGTCTCAGCATTATGAGTGCTGCGCTTTAGGCCACTAAGCTATTTCGAGATTGGTTCGGGGTTCAGGAGTCGCGCCTGATGTCTTTAGCTTATGAGACTAACGAGTAAACTGTTTCTCTCCCCCCGGATATTAAAAATATAATCCAACTCTTCACTACCCCTTTCGCAAGTAGATAAACTAACTGACCTGTCTCACAATATATACATATGAAGCCCCGGGAATGTATATAAAGGATCGTTGTTCTCAGTGTGGATTATTGTTGGACCTACCAGACTCGAACTGATTACCTAACTGCCAAAAAGTTATGTGTTGCCAATTACACTAAGGTCCAATGTTTTGAGGGTGCTGTTGGTTAGACAGATTATTCCATTAAAAGATCCCAACGAATTTATTCACCATATTGTAATATTGTTATTCTACCACAGATTGTCCTTTATTACAATAAGTCATCCTCTTTAACACGTGTTTTGTACCTCAACGGGGACTCGAACCCCGACCCGTTAACCGGAGCAGATTTTAAGTCTGCCTTCTATACCAATTCGAATATTGAGGCACTTTAAGATACTTATTTCCAGAATTTCACCAACATTTATTATTAATTTTTACACAATATTTTACGAAAATTTGTAAGTATCTTAGACATTAAATTTATTTTTTATTTTTTAGATGTTACAGTTAAAAAATGTTAAATAGAATTTTTAGAGATATTCTCCTTTAAATTGGAAATTTCTCTTTTCATTCTTTCACATTCTTCATTATAACTTCTACCTTTGTGATGGATAGGAAAACCATTTCGGGTTGAATCCCAAGGTTTCTTATCTTCACCAGCAGCCTTAAATTTCTCATAAGCTGCCTCCAATCTTTTTAAAGCTGCTCTTTCACGAACTACTAATGTACCTTTACCTTTTCCCATAAACTTTATTTATTTAATTTTAAATTATAATTAAATTCAAATAATTTTTCTTCCCAATATTCAACGGATTTTTTGGCAGATTTGAGTTCTTTATTAATAGTTTCTGTTGCTTTATCATAAAGAATATTTTGTATCTTTTCCCAAATATCGTTTGGAATTTCAAAATATTCTAATTCAGGCTGTTGCCATTCTCTAAAGTAACACTCAGGATCATTAAAATAATAAAGAGTCCAAGCTTCTCCTTCTCTATCCCAATTATAACAATATCGTAAACCTACTGTATAGTGTTTTGTTCTGACATCTTTATCTAATATATCAATTAATTCTATCTGAACTCTACATTCATCAAATTCAGGTTTTTTAAATCTATTTGGTTGAGATGAAAAAAATTTACCAAAGAATTTTGTACAAGTTTCATCATTAATCATTACTTCATTACTGGCCTTTGGACAATAACTAAGTAATTTCTTAATATTCTGTATTCTATCTTCTATTTTCATAATAATAAAAATTAGTCAGGAGGCCAGGAATCGAACACTGGGATACAGGCACCATAAGCAACGTTAAATAGAATTTGTAAGTATTAATTATAATACTAAAAAACTACTGCGTGTTACCACTACACTACCTCCCATGTAGAGATACTTTGTATTTATTTGTTTCGAAAAAACATCTTCAGTGTTTCGCGTTTACCATTCCGCCACATTGCATAAGCAAAGAAGGGATTCGAACCCTCAATTCATTCATACGAATGAGATTGTAAGTATCTCTAATCTTTGAAATTATGGATTTATTACAAGAAGTTCATAAAAAAGTTACTTAAACATTTGTCCTAACCACTAGACTAAAAAACCAAAAATGGCGGTTCTTACGGGAATCGAACCCGTGATTTAATGTGCCCATTTAATATTGTAAGTAACTTATAGTCTCCCTAGTAGGATTCGAACCTACACAACTTTTGGGTTTGAACCAAACGACTTTACCAATTTGCCCATAGAGAGATTTAAGAGAGTTGCAGGATTCGAACCTGCATAGGACTCGAACCTATATTGTAAGAATCGAACTTACACTCTCTTAGCCGGGAGGTCTGTTGGATTTGAACCAACACCTTCTATGATATGGGAACACTTTCTAACCCGAAGCTCTTTACCACAGCATAGCCATTCTACCCCTTAAAAACTAAGACCTCACATAAAAGGATACTAATAATTTACGTCAAATTACAAATTTGATGCTCTACCATTGAGCGATTTAGGCATGGAGCCAAAAGATAGATTCGAACTATCAATGTAATGCATATATTATTGTAAGTATCCTATTTTTATTCACAGAAAAGAAGTTTACTTTACTTCCTCAAAAGTTTCATCCTTTTTCTCTTCAGGAGCTGGCAACTCTTCTTTCTTCTCTTTATTAAAGAGCTGTCCAAATTGCTTACCAAATCCTTTGTTGATAATATCCAGAGCAGGTGAGAAGTTCTCAACGAAACTCTTAGCAACTTGAGCACCAGTGTTGGAGTCACCATAAACAGTAACATTACCAAGCTGAATATGTTCAAGTACATGAGCCTGAGCCTCAGCAATGCCCTTATACTGATCAACCATCTTGTACTGAACAAGAAGATCAGGGTTACCGCCGAATGATTCTACCATCTTCTGCAGAGCCAGTGCAGGAGCCATCTCTCTCTTCTGGAGAGCCTCTGCTTCTGCAAACAACAGAGCCTTCTGACCTTCAGCCTCAGCAAGCTTCTTATTCTTAATACCTTCAGCTTCAGCATTCATCTTTAGACGAACCTGTTCTGCATCAGCTTCAGCCTTCTTAAGAATACGTTGCTTTTCCGCTTCTGCCTGAAGAATAGCCTGTTCCTTAATAGCTTCTGCTTCGATGATGGTCTTTCTCTTAGCCTGCTCAGCAGGTACAACCTGCTCAGCATTCAACTTAGCTTCAACTGCCAATGCCTCAGCCTCATTTACCTCTAACTGACGTTCCTGTTGGGTCTTAGCTGCCTTCATGTCAGCTTCAATCTTAGCAACCTTTACAGTCTTATCAGCATCAGCTTCTGCTTGACCAGCCTTTGCACGAGCCTGGGCTACGAGAATCTTTGCATTCTGTTCTGCTACACCAGCATCCTGGTCAGCCTTAGCCTTACGAATCTGCTTTTGTGATTCGAACTCAGCCTGTTTAGCTTCCTTCTCCTGAGTAGCCTGGATAATATCAGCTTCCTTCTTCTGATTAGCTTGAGCAATACGAGTCTGCTTAAGAGCTTCCTTCTCATTCTCAGTTGCCTCTGCATCTGCCTGTGCAGCAGCTACAGCCTTACGCTGATTAGACTCAGATTCTGCCTTAGAAGACTCTGCCTTTGCTTTCTGAGCAGCAACTGCAGCAACCTTACGTGCTTCAGCTTCAGCCTTACTTGATTCAGCATTTGCATCAGCCTCTGCCACAGCAGCAATCTCAAGAGCCTTCTGACTAGCAATACCAGATTCCTTATCCTTCTTAATCTCAGCAAGCTGTACTTCCTTAGCCTTCTGAGTATCAGCAATCTTAGTCTGCTTTTCTTTCTCAATCTCTGCAACACGAACTTCTTGTTCCTGTTTAGTTTGAGCAACAGTAGTCTCTCGATCTTTATTCTGTGCAGCTACCTGGATTTCCTCTTCTTTCTGTGCTTCTGCTAACTGGATAGATTTCTCCTTACGAGTATTCGCAATCTTAACCTCTCCAATCTTCTCCTGCTCAGCAATATCAGCCTCAGCTGTTGCCTTAGCCTGAGTAGCAGCTTTCTGACCTAAGTTGGTGATATAATCTGCATCATCATCCAGGTCTGAAATGTTAATGTTAAGAATAACGAAACCAACCTTTTGCAGCTCAATTTCAATATTTCTCTTAGCATCAGTCAAGAATGCCTCTCTATCAGAGTTCAGTTCCTCAATGGTCATACGAGCCATCAGAGATCTTACCTCACCTACATAGATAGCCTCAATAGAGTTCTTAATTTCACTCTCATTAGCACTCAAGAAACGAGAAGCTGCATTCATACGAAGCTCTTCTTCATTACCAATAGCTACTGACAATTCAATTGATACAAAGGTCTTAATCATCTGAGATGATACACCCTCAATCTTCTTACTAAGAAGAATAGGTCTGAGAGACATCTCACGATAATCCTGGACAATAGGCCATACAAATGTACCACCACCTTGAATAATCTTAGCAGGGAGATGAAGAGTTACTTTACGAGTTTTCTCTTTACCATCTACATCTTTGTAGGTTTCCTCAACTGTTTTGGTCTTATTTCGACCAAATACAACTAACAGTTTATCACTGGGACATCTACGATAACGAGACAAAAGCCCGATAATTGTTAAAATCACTAGGAGAACAATTACTCCTGCAACAATAATAGTTGTTAATGTCATAATGTTTGTTTGTTATTTAAATAATGTAATAAGATCCACTGAAGTCTTTAATTTGCACCATATCACCAATACTATAAAGATCAACAGATTTAGCAGGAACTTCGAATGTTCCAGTACTATTTTCTACTGTAATTAAATAATGGTAATCATCATCTCTTTTCTTTTTAGAAGATAGATATATTTTTGCAGGTGTTCCAATTAAATCCCTTTCTTTTAATATAGTTGGATTACTTTCTAAATTTAACATTAATTTATAGGTATAAAATAATATCACTACGAATATTACACCTAATATAAATGCTAAAATATAATCATACCATTCTATAGTATGAGTAGTTAATAATGTAGTTGATAACCAACTAAAGAATCCCATTAGAAAATGAGTAGCACCTTTAAAGGAAACTACATCACTTAAATCCAAATCAATGTCATCTATGTCAAAATCAAAATCTCCACCTACCCAACTAAGGATAAATCGAATAATGAATACGGCATAGATTACTGCTGTAATTCCATAAATAATTTGTTCCATATTGTTAATCTTTGTTTAATAATTTTAAAAACTTTTTTAAATTAATTAATAATCCTGGTTGACAATATCTTAAAGCAGGACTTATTTCTGTATCATGTTGATACATTGTATTTACATCTAAATTTTTCATAGTGAAGGGTAGAGGAATCGAACCAACGATAATTGTTTTTGTAAGTAACCTATAATTGTGTGTCAAGATGGATTCGAACCACCGTCGTCCTTTGCAGGAGCTCTTTCCACTAAGCTATTGACACTGTCCCGTCGGACAAATTATCTACTTTATTGATCTTAGCAGCGGGTCATGATTTATAAGCTGCTTCCTGCGCGACCCCTATTTCGTCAAGTTCCATAGATAATTGAGAAGGGTAGAGGAATCGAACCCCTGTTCTACAGCTGACATAACCATAACTGCAGTCTTACCACTGGACGAACCCTTCGAATAGATGTGGGATTCCATTCCACATCTGTTATCTTTATTCAATATATAGCGTCCTATATATTATACTAAAAGACCTACCTACGCTTACTTTCACCCGTAGGATAAGTGGAGTTATCACTTAAGCAGATAATCTCTATTTTCTCTAAAACTTTTCACAGTAAAAGTTTAGGAAACTGGGAAGTGGGGAAGCCGGGACTCGAACCCGGAGTTTCAAATACCTAAAATTTGCGTGTTTACCTTGAATTTATATTATGATATTGTAAGTAACAAAGTAGCTACTAGAAATTACCATTTCACTACTTCCCCATTTTAAAAATGTCCAGAACGCTTTCTGGACTAAATTACTAACCTTAAAATTTGACTAACCTAAAACAATCATTCTTTGTTTCACAACAATAAATAATCAAACAATCAAAAAGCGCCCAGGGCTGGACTCGAACCAGCGATACTTTGTTTAACAGACAAATACTTTTACCGAAAATTTAATTATGATATTGTAAGTAACTTTAGCTACTAAAAAATTTATTACTAAGTTACCTGGGCAGTTACTCGTCTTTCCGAGTTGTCACCTATTGTTCCTAATAATTTATATTTCAAGATAGGCTGAAATAGAACACACACTATTAGGTTGCGTGTAGCATCAGAGGCGGTGTGATACTACAATGTCCCATTGTCTATTACTAGACGGACCCGTGGACAAGTGTGGGGGAGGTTGGAATCGAACCAACGTACTTTTGTTTTCACACAAATGCTTTACCTGTAATTTTTTATTATTAGATTGTAAGTAACTTAAGTTACTAGAAAATTCTCTAACTTAGCTACTCCCCCTTGATATGGTGCATTATTTAAAGTCTCAGCACCCTTGACTCAGTACCCAAGTTCTCTGTACCTTGGCGGCGGAGAGGGGAGTCGAACCCCTATTTTCAAATGTGACAAATTTGCGTTAATAAATACGATATTGTAAGTAACTAAACAGATACTCATTTTCCGTTTAACTACTCCGCCAGATTTAGACTAGAAATATCCTAGGCACTTACGTTTAGAATATTTTTCACAATTATATTTAGAATGGCCATTCTATTTGCCTTTTGTCTAGTCTAATAATTTAATCCAAACTCTGTACAGAATAACAATTCATTCCGTAGGATTAGTACTGCTATTATCCTAACCTTCAGATACTCGATTAGTCACACCTACGTTTGTTCCTATCAGTATCACAGTTCCGTCTATACTTCTTGTTATAGTTTGGATTAGCGGGGAGTGAAAGGTTCGAACTTCCACTTCTGGATTGTGTCCCAGAAATTGTGTTAATAAGTGAGCTTGTATGTAACTCTAAATCATAAGATTGTCCTAAGTTACACATATCACAACGGGCCTAACCAATGCCCAAACTCCCCAAATTATAGTACATAGGTTAGGGGTGCTCTTATTCCTATCCTAACTTTACTGCCTAAACCCACTGTTTCTATTGAAACGACAAATTCATTATAAAAATGAAAATAACTATGTACTATTTAAAAATAGGTACTAATTTCTCTACATACTGGAATCGAACCAGCTACACTCTGATTAAAAATCGGATGCTCTACCTAATGAGCTAATGTAATTATGTGATTGTAAGTACCTAAAATTTATATTAAAAACAAACAGCAGTCAAAATAAAGGATACTATGGTTATATATGAAGGGATTGAACCTCCTACTTTCAGCATGACAAGCTAACGTTCTAACCTAATGAACTAATATATATTTACCATTTTGTAAGTATCCTAACTATGACAACATCATTTCTTTTTAGTTGAATCATTTTTCTCGGAGGTGAAACTGTCTACCCATTTATCCAAAGCATTGATACACTTATCTGGAAGTTTCTTTGCAGTTGGATTAGATTTAAGATAATCTACTGTTCCACCTACTCCATATATTACTAGAGCTTCTTTAGTAGTAGGAATAAATACCTCTACTAATAAACTAACTGTAAATACTGGAACAACTATTTTTAATAATTTTTTAGCCAAGCTAATTCCAGATTCATCTTTATCAGATGAACAAGCAGCATATCCTATTATTAATAATCCAAGAAGAACGGAACTTATAATAAGAAATACCAATGCAGCAGTTCCAATAGGATCACATCTAGTAATCCAATATAATTCACTCATATTATTAAATTTATTTAATTATCTAATTTAAAACTAGAAGAGAGAATTAAATCCCTCTTCTAGTAAACTTAAGAATATGCATAATTACTCAATCAAAGAGTATTCTCACGCACGAGTTGATAACGATTTGAACGATACATACTCAACAGAGGAGTATATACATCAAATGTCTCCATATCCTTGAAGTTAGTCAAGAACATCTCAATCATAGCAGGATTAGAAGGAATGTACAACATGTTGTCAATTCCACTAAATCTGTCAGCCTTGAGAGATTCTGGACTTCTCCAACCAACACAAATGTCCATAAGAACTACATAAGGACGGAATCCAAAGTACTTCTCACACTTACGGAAGAAGTCAGCCATTGAAGCTTCTGGAGAGTACATACTATTGAACTCACCATCACTGATGATAGTCCATACAGGATAGTTACGAAGAGCATCCAGAATCTCTGGAGCTTCATCACAAGCTACCTTCAGACCTTCAGCAATAGAGTCAATACGTGTTGAACCTCCATGGAACTTATCTCTCAGGAAATTAGCAATAGCTGCATAGTTATCCAAGAAACTCTTAGTAGGATCAACCAATGGCTGAGCCTTAGTCTTAGCAACCTTAGTTCTCAAGATGGAATTCTTAGCATAAGCCTGTGAATCAATATGTGCAAACCACTTAGAGTTTGTATCAAACATACCAATCAGGTTACGACCGTCATCATCTGGATTCTTGCACAAACATACTGCTGCAATAAATGCTGCATATAGGAATGGCTTGCCAGACATAGAACCAGAGCTATCAATAATTACCAAAGAGTTATAAGGCAGGTTAACCTTATTCATGAAAGATTCTACCTTCAACTTATCCAGTCGTCCAGTACCAATCTGATCATAAATCTCCTTAAAGTTAGTAGCACCAACTGTTACCTTGGCCTCCTTCTTAACCTTCTGGAGCTTAACCTTATCTTCCTCAGAAGCTTGACCTTGACGAACCTTTTCCTCAAGATTACGTTGCTCTTGCTGCTTCTGTTCCTTATAAGTTTCCCACTCTTTAATCCAAGGCTGGAAATTAGCCCACTTATATACAGTGCACTTACCTCCATTAGGATGTTCTATCTCCTGCTCAGAATAGAGAATTCTATTCTTTACACGGAAACGAGCTTGTGCTGGAAGTTTGCCGAACCAATCAATGAATTCATCCTTAGTGAAATCATTAATCTTTCCAGTAGTAAACATCACACTTTCCAGGTCACCATTGTACTGCTTACGCCACTCACGATAACCCTTCAAGTATTCTGTTTCCCAGCCCATCATCTTAGAAAGATCAGTCAAGAAACTCAACTTCTCCTTCATAATCTCCTTAGTTTCAGGCAACATCTTCTTGTGTCCCTTACGCTTAGAAGTACGAGGAATAGTCAGGAACTTAGCAATCAGAAGCTTATTGAATGGATTAGTTCCATTTACAACAGCATATACATAATCTAACAGAGCCTTACGATACTCTTTGTCTTCAAATGCCTTAAACACATGAAGTACTTTATTACCCTTAGTTTGTACTCTGTTCTTTAACAGAACATCGAAACAAGCATACTCATTAAAGAGTTGGGCATTCAGGAACTTAATGAACTGCTCCTTGTTGTTCTTCCAAAGCCAATGAACAATTTCATAGAAGAATTCACGATTAGCAGCACCACCACTATCTTTCTTCTTACCCTTGAAAATATTGTGTTGTCTATTAGTAATGTCGCCAATAGAGAACAGCAATGAATAGAAAAGTTCTCTATTTTCCTTAGAGTTCTTAACTTCATTCCATGCATCATCTACTAGATACATACTAATTGAACCATCAGTTGAGGCTTGAAGCAACTTCAGACAGTTTCTCAAACCATAAAACTGGTTTTCATTCTTCTTATTAAATTCTACTTGTATCATTTTAATTTATTTTGTTTGTAAGTAAAAAGATAATTATCCTACCCGGTACTTTTTACGATCGAATTATTAGTACCTCCACCACACCATTTAACTTATCTACTACCTTCTTTGTTTCTTTAATACTGGCGATTTGTTTAGCCTCGGATAATTATAAAACTTATAGACTTAGCCTATAAGGCGTTAGATAAATTTTTTTTAAAAGAAAGGAAGGGATTCACGTGGATTTATCTTTAGGATTAGAGTGCCTTCACTAGTAACCACGCATCGAACCACACTCCTGGATTCCCTTCTACGAATCTTCTTTCTTTATTAATTAAAAGACTGGCTTCGGTCGGTTATATACCTACTTCATAATGCTCACCTCAGCTGCATCCCCGGTATCGGCTTCAGTCTTTATAATTTAAAACTCTTCAAGTTCAGCCAGAGCATCCTCCATCTCCTTGATACGATCTTGAGGAGTCTTAGTAGATTCCTTAAGCTCAGCAAGTTTCTTAGTCAGCTCAGCTTTCTTAGCCTTATTCTCGGCAACTTCCATGTTGTAACGCTTCCAACCGATAATCAGGTTAACCAAATCCTTGATTTCCTTCATCTTATCGAGAGCAGAAGAATCAGTCTCAACCCATTCGTCACCTTCTTCTTTCTTCTGAATCTGTTTAGCCAGATTCGCCTTTATAGTATTAAGGGTAGTGATTGATGTGGTATGCATCAATTCAACTATATTAAGGGGTTGTCCCATTGATGTACGAACAATACCATTCTCTTTAAGCATCTTTACTGCCAAAGCATCTAGCTTAGCTTCATGTTCCTTTGTGAAATTAATTTTTGCCATTTTGTTTAAATGTTTTGTTTGTTAATTACTAGAGCAAACCCATTGATAAAGGGTTCCTCCACATTGATGACGAAATTCTAAAGCCTTTGTGAGACTGTTGAATTTTACGATTTTGTTCTTTGTTAAAATTCTATACATATCTAAGTATCACATATTTAGCTTTTTCAGCCATTTCTGTAGGAACTTTAAGTAATGTTCCCAAAATTGACACTATACAATTAGAAGTAACTTTAACTTTTACAGGACGATTAAGAACTTCTTGTAAAAATTCTTTGTTCTCCTCATGATTTTTTCTAAGTTCTTCTATTCTAGAGATTCGATAGCCAAAGTAATCTGTTGATTCAGCTATCTTAATAGCCTTTTTAATTCGACTACGTGTTCCACTCATATTGCTAACATTTGTTTTATAATTTTTACTACTTCATCATTATAGACATGGCATTTTCTTGCTATATCAGAAATACTACGACTAATATATGATTTAATTTCTTCTTCCATATTAAAAAGTTGTGAAAAAGTGTAAAAATTTGTTAAAAATGAACAGTAAACCCTCCTTGGTCCAAAACCTGTTCCACATAGATTTCTAAGGTAGCGATCCTTATACTCCCATCCAATGTGTTTTTCAGAGAATTCCATTTAGGTCACTCCTCTCTGCTAGAGCACCACTTGCAAGCCTGGATTATTTACCAGATGGAATGATTGACCATTCCAGAATAACAACGTCATTCATATCGTTCAGTTTGTTTTCATCTTGCTGCTCCTACCAGCTTTCTGTTAATGTTTGATAATACGTTATAAGTATGTTCAAGAACTGGATCATCCACTCCTGCATACCTTCCTACTAAATAGTCTTCAGCTTCTGGAATAGTTCCAGTTGCTACAGCATCACCTACTAGTGAGATTAACTCACATGCAAATTTTTGTTCTTGCTTAGTCATTTTAGATTACTTTTATATGGTTAGACATAACTCCTAATACAAAAAGTAGGAGCATAAATGAAAATCCACAAAAGAACCACGATACAGCAATTTGTGCATCGTGGCTTAAATCTATCTTTTTCATTACATTCCAGCGTTAGTTTCAGCTTGAGCTATTAATTCATCAGGAATTTCTTCAATTTTCTTTGGAATAAGATAATTACAATTACCTATTTTCTTCCATTGCCAATCAAAGTCGGCATTATTAGGAAACTTAGATTTCCAAGCATTAGAGATATTACCACCACACCAGAGATTTGTAGTAGTAATTTGTCTACCATTCTTAAAACGGATAACAAATTTATCACCACCAAATCCACGGAAAGGAGATGGACTATCTTCATCATCAATAGTATAGAATGTACCATCGATGATAGCAATATTAGGTTTACCTACAAGAAGTAATCTATCACGCCAAATAGAACATTCAAAACATTCTCCTTTTTCTTTCATAGAACGTTCATCTGAACTATACAGACTATTCGTTCCTAATTCTTTACCACAAGTTGGACATTTCATATTGCTGTTTGTTTTAAAATTATTAAAAATAAATATTGGAGTATCTCAGTGAAGAGGTCTTCTATATAGTTTCATTCTCAGTGTTCGTATTAGGTTTTAGGCATTCAATCATAGAGAACTTCTATATAACTACAATGCAATCAAACATGCTTATCCGGACATACCGGTCCAATATTAAAGTGTAGTTCTTTTATTAAAATTTGGTTCGGATATTGTATGGGTCACCAAGCCATACGTCACCATACTTTACCTAGTATGGAAGGTAGTGAAGAAGCGCGGAATCGAACCACCTTTCTGTCTTATACTGTTAGCGAGACAGGACTTGGGAGCTACCCAAGTAGACAGGATCTTTGATACTAATGTATCGTGCTCCACCATGAGTGGTTTCTTCTTCATATTTAAAAACAATTATCGTGTGAGAAGCCACTCTCAATTATTCCATTCATCACATGTAACTAGTATAACAATGATGAAAATCGATTTGTTCACCCCAGATCTTAAATGACTCTCTTGGCTATAGAGGAATAAGATATCTTGTCATGATAATTATTTTTATTTATAACGGGCGAAGGACTCAAACCTCCTACTTTTCCTTAGGAAATATGTTAATAGTGGTAGACTATCGGATTCCTCCGTCTATACACCAACCCGCTTAATTCTAGGAGCGACCTAGAATACCTATAATTAGATAATAAAGAATTCTACCATATTCTTTAAAGCTAGCTATAGGAATTTTATTTGAAGGAGACTAGGACTCGAACCTAGATTGGCACTATGTGTTGAGCGCTGTTTTACCAATTAGAACTATCTCCGAAACTCTACATTATAAATAGCTATCGATTTCTCTTCTTCTATTATCACGGCCGATTGTAGAGTTTATTTTTAAAATAATTAATTACACGAATCTCTTCAATGTACTTATGAAAGATTCCCTTCCATGCGTATTATACAGATTAACGCATGACTTATATCCTAATATAGCCTAACTTTACTGTAAAAGTTTACTTCATCATCCGCCCTCATTAATTATTTTAGTACTCAGAGTTGGATTTACACCAACGACCTTTTCTATATGCTAATCGGGGTTATACCTCATGGTTTGTCCGAACATTGTGCAAGTCATATGATGTGCTTGTTAGCAGAAACGCTCTTATATTATCTGAGCTATCTGAGTAAAATGAAGTGTTACTTTGGACAAGCAGTCTTATCTTTCGAACTTTATCGACTAAGATTGAGCCTGATATATTACAATCATATTTTTCTTTGGCAAACACTTCAAAAATGAAGCTAAAAAGTATTTGTTGAAACAAGCTTCTACCATTCTTACAAAGTTTAGAGCTAAGTGAATAGTTGTTTACCAAAAGATTAGTCTCCAGTTTTATTGTGCACGCATACTTATATCTGGATTTCACCACAGACTCACTCCACTAACCGGTTGTGTGTGAGAGCTTAGGGTGCTCTTAGGATGCCCTGTCCTTTTTAGGGTAATTCAGAGCTAATCTTTCTTTGTAGCTTTTATTATATGAGGGTATATACCTAATAGAGGATAAGAAAATCCTCTAGTATAAAGTTCATAGGTATTTCCCTCTTTTAACGATCCAAAAGATACAGATGAATATATTCCATCAGGAGATATTTCAAATACACCTTTATCAGTATTCACCAAGTATGAATAAGAAGTAGATATAGAACCATCACTTCCATTAATACTTTGTTGAACAGAGAGAGAATTAACAGTAGCTATTATTTTATCAGCTTGCTGATAATTGATAACAATAGAAACTCCTGCTAATACTACTAAAAGAATTATTAAGTATTTCTTCATCTTTTTACAAAACATTCAATATCTGAAATATTAATATATTGTTCCATATTATAAAGAGTTTCAGCAATACTTCTTTTTAGTGCCATGAATTCAGATTCAGTTAATGGGCTCTGTAATGGAATAGATATTAAAATTGTATGATCCATATTTTAAAAATTTTAAAAATAACAGACGCATTATTGGATTCTCCTCATTTGACTTTCCAATATTTATAGCCAACTTATGCTACTGGACGACCTCATCTTCTGTTACTTTAAGGTGTATAAAACAAAGCCTCTTCTTGTTCTGCAGTTAATTCTTCTATAGATTCAAGAAGAGACTTATCTAGTTTCTCAATTTCTTTTAGAATATCTTTTTTCATTAACAAAATGCTTTTTGTGCTATATGATTCATTTCAGTATAAGTCTGCGAAATAGGATATTTTCCTAATAACATTCCTAATCTAAAATGTTCTTTTTTACCATAATGAGGAGCATTTAGTTTGATTTTATCTACTGGAAGACCTTGAAGAACTGAATGAACATATAAAATTATAGCCATATTAAAAGAACACTTATATAAACGAGTATTTCTATTTATTTCTTCAAACAACTTAGAAAAATCATTATTATGCTCTAATTTCATTTCAGAATATAATTTATCTAAAATTATTATCATGAAATGTGCTATTTCTGATTCAGTTTTTGGAGTCCAAGCATATATTTTACTTAATAGATATCCTAAATCATCCAGCATTGTATCTCCTTCAGGAGTCTGATACCAGCCTTTGCAATAAAGGACAATATCATTATAAACAAAATTTGTTATCATAATATATCCCATTCTTGAAGAGCCTCTTCAGGAGTTAATCCTGAAGCCAATTCTTGACGAATTTCGGCTTCAAGATTATACTTCCTGGCTATCATGATTGCATCCTTGTTTGTCATCTTTTTTAATTCTAATTAGTCCAGTAATCATTTGATCTCCTGTTTCTCGATAATAAATACAATCTCTTCCACAATAAAAAGAGAATTGTCTTTTTCCAAGAACTTCTTTAGGATTTCTTCTAAAACATTGATTACTAACACAAATTTCATAAAAATTATTTCTAAGCCAATCAATTGTAGAATTTAATCCGACACCTCTAATAGAAAATGTAAATGAAATAGTAATATCTTTATTAAGTTTTTTACACTTATTATAGATATATATTAAATCATCTCCACAACTTTTAATAGACTTACAAAAATCTGCATCAATAAAAGTTGGAATAATATTTCTATATAATAGAATATCAAACATTCCTATTAAAGAATTACAATTAATTACTTCATCTATTGGCTCAAAATTTACTAAAATCAAATTATCATGTTTAGGAAGTACCTGGAGATAATCTTGAACTACCTCAGGACTAGATAGTCCTAAGATAGTTCTATGATGTGGTTCCGTAATCCACATACATAATTGTATATCTCTTTTTAGAGGACAATTATTATATGATTTCATACTTCAAGTATTTCTTATACAACACCGGATTCTCCTTAGCAAAACGTTCTAGATCAAATCCTACACATTTGCGGATTTGATAACCTTTTGCTTGGAGAGCAGCGAGAGCAGCTTCTTCAGTGAGTTCCATTTGAACTTTAGCTTTATGAAAAGCCTGGCATTTCTTTACACTTTCAGTAGCCTTATTGTTAATGGAAATAAGAATACTCTTATGTATTGGTTCTTTGGGAACTTCATAAAGTCTATTCTTTCCCATATATTCAAATGGAAAACACTTCTGTGCAATTCGGGAGGCATCATAACTCTTAAATCCAAGAGCTACAAGAGCTTCATTAAGTTCTGCACCAGTGAATGACTTGTTTAAATTAGCCATTCTAAATTCATTCAGCTTACGGATTAATCCGTCAATTTCATTCCTTTTCATATTGCTGTTTGTTTATATAGGTTATTACTTAGATGCTGCAAGTTTATACTCATTGATTGCATCCTGTACTGAGAGTTTGGGATACTTCATACCAAGGTATGCAAGACCCCGACGACTTTTAAGAAAGTCATTAATTTCTTTTTCTCTTGTTTTCATTATTATTATTATTAAGTTAGTCATTAAAAAAACTCCAGCTACTATTATTCACTGGAGTATCCTACTTTCGTCTAGGTCTCATCAGTGAGGATTTTATAGACTCCCTAGCTGTCTCACATCTTTTTCTATCAAGGACAGCACCGCCTGTTTCCCTATCCACATAAAGACTTTGGTGTCATCTTTATCTTGATGTAATTTCAGATTGTAAGTTAATAAAAACTCTCCACACCTATATTGATGTGGAGAGCAAACAAACTTTAACAATTTCGGGATTTCTTTATACTCGTTTATCCCCACTCATAGTGCACTATAACACTTACAGTGAATCTGGGCATTAATCCCCAGTAATCATCAGTGAATTTTCGAGTTTATATATTATGGATACTTACAGCCTTAAGAAAAGAACCTTATTATCACAACAAAGTTCTTTGAATTAAACATTTCTTTATCATCGCACAAATTAAACAGTGGCTCCACAGAGATTCGAACTCTGGACACGTAGATTAAAAATCTACTGCTCTACCTGCTGAGCTATGAAACCTAACCACTTTTAATAAAACAAATGATTATAAAATATCCCTCACCACTATTGGGACGTTTGTCTGGCATTGGGACTTGATAAGAGAAAACTCTTTCATTAGTATCCAGATCTTTAAAAATTTTGGGACTCTTCACTTCATTAGAATCCCACTGCTAACATTCTAAAAGACTAGGTATAAGTAGTTAGTCAGCATACGTCAAACAGTAGCTTGCAGACTACTGCGATACGGAACTATCAACACTGCAATGTTAATAGAACAGATAATGTCTTCTTCTCCCTATCATTTTTGAGGATATCTCGGTCAGCTGATCAGACTGGCATTCGAGAAATGGGGAATAGTCCGTCACCCCACTATACGACTGTGAACCTTATGTCGCTTTGTAATGTTCTTTTTCTACAGAGATATGCACATTCAATTTTTCTCCAACCAAGCTTCTTATTTAACCTCCCCTCTTGGTTATAGGAGTTGTGAAATATCGATAAGAATTTTTATTATGTCCTCCACTTATACGTCGGAAGACTTAACGTTTCAAATTTCGAATACATAATAGTCGTTACTTGGCAATGTTTCTTTTTCTGTTTCCAAAAATAGAACACAACTTCTATCATCTCTACTTGTTACGACATTGACAATAGCATTTTTATCTGTAGAATCAAGTAAACAATTTAGAACTAATCCTGGAACATCATCAGGAACTTGTTCAATCATTCGAGAACCAAGATATTTAATTATTTTATCTTTAATGTCCTCAATTTCTCCAGCTTTAGAAGTAGGAGAGATTATTAATATTACTGTTTTCATATTGTTAATTATTTATTTGTGTTTTACACCTAAAACTTATTAAACTGTCATGAACCGTTAAAATAAGAAACTGGCGTCCTCAACATCTTGGAAATCTCTCTAAAAAGCGATACAAGAGATATTTTATATTGAGTTTTTTAACTAATAAACCATAAGTAATGTATTGCCACTTAATTTACATACACTGCTGCATGAAGGTTGAGGCCAACCCACACTTAGAGTAATTTCATAACGGAATAAATTTACGCTCTCGGAATCCTTGCTAAAGGATCCAAGAGAGCTTGTTTGCGACTATCCTCATTAGCTTCTTTTACAAGCTGACGAAGCATTTTCTTTTGCTGTGTTGGAGTCATCTTTGGAAAAAATGAGTCCAAGAGATCGAATGTTTTCTTGTCCATATTGTTAGTTGTTTGTTTATATTGATTTAACTGAAGTAATAAAGACTGTAAATAGTTCATCATCATGTTTAAGAACAGCAGTAGCTGAATCTGCCCAAGGAAGATATTCAATACCGTGAGTTTTAAACTCAATAACATTTTCATTTCTTACTCCTATATAATCTGCAACCAATTTTCTCACGCTATTCATTGCAGTTAACATACTTTCAGAAACTGCAATAATTTCTTTATCAATCCTAATTGAATACATAATTTCAAATTGTTTGTTTGTTTGTGCTCCCTACTTTGGATAAGCTGAGGGAGCATAAGCTTTTATGGTCTTGCCCAAAGATCTGGATCATCAAGAATAATCTCTCCATCCTTTTCTTCGAAAAAGAGTTCTTCTTCTGGATCATCTAAGAAAAGCCAATTATGATCTAACATTTTAAAATTCCTATCAATTCTAAACTTAAAAGAACGTTTAGTTTTAAAAGGTTCAAAATGTCTTCCAATAAATGACCTCTCTTCATAACCATAAGACTGTACTGTGACAGTCTCATGGTTTGATTGTAGTACCTCTTGCCAAGTCATATTATCTTCTAGCTACTAAATCCCAATGTTCAAAAATACCTATAAGATCAATACGACCAATGGATTGTGTCCAATGAACTCCATAAGGAATCTCACAATGATACAATTCTTTAGAGTATTTGTCGTAGTAATATACTTCTTTACCCTTAGAATCTATTGTAACATTGATGAGTTCACCTTTATGGTTGAATGACCACTCAACGTTAGAGCCAAAAGAAACTGCATGACCATCTTCCATAGCACAGAAACTGCATGAAGATGCTAAGCCATCAATTTCCATTGTTCCTTTAAGAGCAGTTTTCGCCACATAGCGAAGAACTTTTCTACAAAGGCTGGCTTTCATATAACTTGGAATTTCAGACAAATAGTCTAAATCCAAAGAATTTCCAGCGACTATACGTACACCCATGTGAGCATGAGGAGTATCCTTCCCAGACTCTAAGTCAATCAGTATGGTGTTGAACTGATCAATTGTCATTTTTTCTTTCATATTGCTATTAATTTTGTTTGTTTGTATACATTTTTGTATTTCGTTCTGGCCTCATCAGCAAACCTTTTTAACGTCTTCCAGAATGACGGGAATTTTTTAGGATTTATTATTTCCTATAGATAATTCTCAACTAATATTTTTTAAAAAATCTCTGATTATTGAAAATTTGAGATTTTTTGAAGATTGAATAGCTACTTTTCATTTACTAACGGAAAGCAGCCAACTTTGAGATTGAGTTTGTTGTGAAAGTTGTGTTGAAGTGGGCGTTGGTGACAGTGCCTTCGAGCATATCTCGAACACAAGAATTTTTTCAAAACCACTATCACATTTCACAATTTTATACACTCAACCCCCAAAATTGAGAAAGAGAGTGTTTCACCTAAATCCCCTAAAATTTAAGTGAAACTGCTCTCCAAATTCTCCATGGGAATTCTCTGGTATTGATGAGGAATACATACCTTTGCCCTACTTTATAGAAAGTTTCTGAAGCAACTTGAAATTCTCCCTCATCTGAGAGTAGTCTAGTGGAAGACAATAATCTCCCACGTAGACATACTAAACCATCCATTAGACAGTCCAGTTCTCAGGCTTCTTCTCACCAACCAGATTCCAGGTACCAATGTTGCTGTTTTCAACATCCTTCTTGGTAGCCTTGTCGTTGGGTACGCCGAAAGCACGAACAGGAATCTTTTCAACAGACTCCAGCTTCAGAGTACAACCCTTCAACATTTCCATCGTAGCATTCATATCAGGATGCTTCTTGACATAAGCAACTACATCACCCTTAGTACGAACGATACGATTCTCTTCTACATCCTTACCAGTCTCTGGGTTTACACGGAATGCAACCTTTGTCAGAGAAGATGGGAAGAAGTTTACAGTACGACCTGCGGTAGTCAAGCACTTAATGTACTCAGCAGTAACAGGATTACCATCACGATCCAGAACAGGCTGACCACCACGCATCATACGCTGAGACAGAATCACATAGTCCTCACCAGTAGGAATGGTGAATTCTTCACCAGATTCAATGTTACTCAGCTCGTCAACACGGAATGCCTTGCTGAACTTGTCAACTTTCTGAACATTGCTACGACCCAAGTCAGCAGCAATAGCCTCTTTAATTGTCATACGGCTTTAAAATTTTTTAAATTGTTAATTAATATTTTTACTTGTGCACATAACACATATAATGCCAATACATTTACAAAATAGTAGCAGCAAGTTATTGGTTGTATGCCTACAGCTACATAGCCCTTTATACATTTGGCTTAAGTTTTAGTAGAGAAGAGAGAACCTTACGGGACACAAAAGTGTACTTACGGTTCATTCACCGAATTACTTCTCTCTAAAGTTACATAACCCTTTAGAAAGTTGGCTTAGGTTTTAATAATAAAAAAGAGGATTGTTAGTCCTCTTTAATAGAAAGCACCTTTTTTAAACATTGTAGTAACTAAACCACACATAGCCTTAGATTTCATCCAATTATGTTGTTGATGCAAAGGTCTATCTAACCAATTATCTTCTGGATAAGAACCTAATTTAATTAGACTATCTATATCATTAATGGATTTACGAACTTCTTTTACCCATTTTAATGTAGGAATATTGCTGCTAATAGTCCACATTGAACCACTAATATATCTGTCCCAGATATAATAACCAACGTGAACACCAACGTGTAATCCTAATAGTTTATTCAGAATCTGCTTATCAGTCAGATTAGAATTCATTAATTCTCGTATTGTCATATGTTACAAACTTTAAAATGTTAATAAAAGGCCAGCCCACCCGAAGGTGAGCCAGCCAGTTAAAGGGAAGAGGACTACCCTTTGATGCAATGGGTAATGCTCGGGCTAATCAAGCTCTGCAGCACTCCTTTGTCATCTTTGGCAAAGAAGCCCTCATTGGCCTTGCAAATCATCTCCTTGCCATCGAAGAACTTGAGAGCGTGCTTAGCAACGTCCTCAGCACTGCCTTTCAGCATTGAGGGGTCATCGTCACGACGGCCAAGTTGAAGCAAATGCTTCATCAGCTGTGCACCAAAGTCGGAGCCATAGATGATTTTGGCCTCGCCCTTAGCATTGTAAAGGACAGTCTTCTTGTGCAAGAGGCGGTTCAGTGGCAGGTCCTCATCCACCGAAGTGGTGAAGACGATGGACTGAGCAGAGTCAGCGTATTTGGTCTTAGAGACCTCACCGTTGCTGTGCTCAATCTGGTAAGAGCCAAGTTTGTAACCTGTGACTTTGTAGGTCACGTTATTTTGGAACATGCTCTGAGCATGTCCGATGCGGAAACCCTTATTAGAGTCCGCAGCACCTTCAACGAAGGTGATGTTTTTAATGTCTGCCATTATTATAGGGATTAGGCAAACTCGGCGAAGTGCAAGCCGTAACCACGATGGAATAGAAGGTCGAAGACTCCTATGTTCTTCGATTATTTCTAACCACTAAATATATATAGTATTTTATATAGGCTTAAGTTTAAAATTTAAAATCTTGGATTATTTCTCCAAGATTTTAAATGTATTATGTCCAGTGCAGACTAAAGTCTTTCCTACCAGTGCTAAAAGAATCTTTTTATCTCTATCATCATTAAGGAAAGTTAATCTTTTATGATTAGATTCTATTACTGGAATATTAAGAGTAACTTCAGGAGTCATGGATATTTTAATCATTAAATCTGGTTCAGGAATAAGTCCTAACCTAATGAACCCCTGTCTGCATAAGTCAGCTTTAATGTTAGAATTGCAATTTACCACAATTTTTCTGGTAGAAAAGTAAATATTACCAGAATGATGGCGAGCCTTAAGCTTTTTCTTTTTAAACTCACTTTTAGGCATAAGAACTCCTATGCACTCTTTTGATTGTATTTTGTAAGTTTTTCCATCTTTTGTAGTGTACTTATGGATATGTGAATCTTTAATTATGTAAATTAGATTAATCATGTCTCTACTCTGTGCTATAGCTTCTTTAAGTGTCATATTGTTAAGTTATTTAAAATAATGCCTCCTACTTTGGGAAGAGTGAGGAGGCACAACTCTGTATAATGTTAAAGAATAGTTTCACCTAAAATGTTCTTACGGTCAAGCTCCCATTGAAATCTCTTGAGATAGAGGTCAATAGGCTCATTAGGAGCTGGTGTCAGAATTTCGTCACAACGACGAATCCGATAGCCTCCTGCAAGAGTCTTGAGTTCAACACAAGGAACAATTCCCTTCTTTCCTCCAGCTGCTGGACGATGAACCATCATCAGTGTGTAAGGTGTTGGGAAGCAAGGCTGTTTCGTAGCCTGTACGTCACTCTGAGCTTCTATCGAAGCCCAGATTGAATTAATCCTTTCTTGTTTCATAGGGATAAACAAATTTGTTCAAATTTGTATAATGCTTTAGACAGTGGCTTAAGTTTTTCATTTTCCCAGCGCTCACCCCTGGGGGAGTCGAGCGGTAGTGCACCCTCTCTCCCACAACTAAAAAAAATTTTAAAAATTCCAAAAAAATTTTCAGAAAAATTTTAGAAAAATAAAAAAAATTTCAAAAAATAAAATTTTAGAAAAAATTTTTATACAAGTGTTAAACTCTATCCAAAAAATAAAAGCCGGACGGCCCTAAGTATAGTTTCATTAAGTATAGTAATAAGTATAGTTAGACGGCACTTAAGATTTTGATTACGGCATTTAAGATTTTAAAAACGGAATTTAAGATTTTAATTGCGGCATTTAAGATTTTTAACAAAAATTAACATAGGAATTATTTGGGAATTATATAGGAACTAATATATTTATACTATGGAAAATGAAACAAAAAGACATATTGAGTTACCTTCGACTGAAGGAATAAATGATTTAACACCCCAGGATCAATTAATTTATCTTGGAATAAGATCCTATATGAATAAAGATACTATGAAAGCTTTTCCTTCACAGAAATCTATTGCAGATAGAGTTGGATGCTGTGAGAAAACTGTGAGAAAATGCATTCAAAATTTAGTGGATAAAGAGTATATAGAAATAGAAAAAGAAGGAAGAAAACAAATTTACAAGTTTAATAAATTAAAACAATTCGAACCTTTTTCTTATGAATTTTTAGAAGATAGAAATATTACCTTTACTCAAAGAGCTCTCCTTGCCTCTTCTCAACAATATATGAAAGACAAAGAAACAGGAAAAGGAATAATAAAATATTCTAAGATGGAATTGGCAGAATTAATAAATATGCCATATTCTACTTTAGTAAAAGCTACTAGAGAATTGGCTAATAAAAATATTATCAATACTACAAAACTTCCATCTGGTAAACAACAAATGGAATTTGCATTAGAAAAATATCATCAAGGAATTGTTAAAGTATTACTTAACCACGAACAAAGAATAGAAAATAACGAGGAGGATATTTCTGAATTGAAAGCACAAATACAAGCTTTAACTAAAGAAGTAAAAGAACTTAAAAAGAATCAATATACAGACGAAATAATAATTTAACATTTTTTATATTTTGTTTTTATAAATAACCAATATATTAGTAGTGATATGAAAAAAGAAGAAATATTAAAAGCTCTCGTAGCGGAGCTGATGGGACTGGACGAATTACATCAAGAATATCAAGACAATGATACTCATTTTGTAATAGATTCGACAAAAGAAGGGAATACCTTAACCATTAAGGTACAACTTTTAGACAATGAAGATAAGAAAGAATTTGAAAATTGGTTAAAGCTAGTAGATGATGAATTATTCTCAGAAGTTCTTAGTGAACTTGCAGAAAAAGAGGGAATAATGGATATTGAAGCTTTGTACAAGTCTCCAGATTATAAGAAGGCTATAGACAAAGTTAAAGCTAAAACTAAAGAGATTGCTGCTCGTAAAGTTAAAGCTTTAAAAAGACTGCTAGCTTAAAGCAGCCTTTATTGTCCTATAGTATAATGGTCAGTACAGGGGACTCTAAATCCTTTAGCCTGGGTTCGAATCCTAGTGGGACAACTATGGAAACAACATTTAAATATAAAGGAACAATAATCACTACTCCAAATCTGGAGAAGAAATTAAAAAGGATGAAATTATCTATAGATGATATAGAAATTATAGATAATCCTATTAAAAAAGAAAAATCCCCTAGCAATGAGCTAGAGGATTATATGAAAGATGTAACAAAAGTAATAGTTCGTTCGAACATAGATGATACTAGAAGAGTATGCTTTATTAAAAAAGATGAACCTCGTCCTACAATGAGAGAACTCTTTAAGAATCATATATGGAACCCAACTACTAAAACTGGAATTAAAGAAATAACAGAAGAATATTTAATGACATTGTATTATGAGAACTGAAATTTTTAGAGATTTATATCAAGCAAATATAGACGAGATTAAGGCAATAGAACAATTATCTATAGACCATAATATGTTAGATAATGGTTATTACCTTCATTGGAAAGATGAACTTAATAAACTATCAATCGATATTGATAGATAATTCTTTTTCATACTTGTACTTGAGTAAAAACCCCGGTAGGAAATTAATCCTATCGGGGTTTCTTTGTGTTATGCTAACATGTTATTTAATTTTAAACTTCCATTACTTCCAACATAAGTAGTCGTTTCTCCAGTTCCAACAGTAGAACCTGTAGCTGTTCCTTTAGTTGCAGAAGCAGATTTACTATTTAAAACATCAGTACCAATTCCTCCTAATTTACTTAGAAGTCCTCCTAATAAAGATGTATTAGATTCTTCCATAGAACTTAAAACTTTTCCTTGTTTTTCAAGTTCCTACTATTTATACATATCAGCTTTCTACATATTTTTCTATCTACGCTATTGTTCCACTTTCTATCGTAACATCTAATAATCAATCTCTCCAAAATTCTAATCTGGATTTTGTTCTTTCATTTGTGCAATAAGAGAGTTTACTTCTTCATCAATTCCATCGCCAAGATCATTAACTATTGCATTATAGCCTTCTTGGATTCTCTTATTATCTGAATCACGAAAATCTGCAGAAGCACTAGAATTTTTAAATAAACCTATTCCAGAAACAAGGGCTCCACCAACTCCATTAATTAAATCTTTATTATCCTATGCCCAAGAACCTACATTTTTTAGAATATTAGAGAAATTTCCTCCTAAACTAAGAAAATCTATTTTACCTCCCACTTTCTATTGTACTACAATATTTTTTATTTTAGGATTATAAATAGAATCTAATTGCATAGCACTTAATTGTCTATCAGCAATTCTAGGTTTTCCAGGACGAAGGTATGATTCAGCATATATTCTAGCTTTCTATTTTAAAGGAGCAGATATAAACTTTTGTCTAACCTATTCTCCTTTTAACCCATTCCAAGGGGCCCAATAATTTTTAACTGTATCAGTATCTGGATCGTAAACATTAGCTTTCTTGGCAACAGAAGCCCAAATACTTCCCCATTGTCCATATCTACCTTCAGGAGCAGGTCTTCCATCCCATTGAATGAGTCCTCTACCTCTTCCATTCTTTTGAGCAGCCTTATAATTTCCTTGACTTTCTTCAACAACATTACCCATTAATGCAATAGCCTAATCATGAGGAAGTTTCATATCCTAAGTCAAATATCTATAACCTCTATCTAAATTATCCCAATCAGGAGTTTTTCTTTTAGTTAAGTTGGCTCTTGCTTTCTATTTAGCAGTGATAGGTCCAGAAGGATTCTTAAATCTTTCAATACTTCCTCCTTCCTAATGTTTCCACTTTCTAGCATTTGCAGCAAAAGTTGCCTTTTTTCTTATCTTAGGGTTAGGACTATTCTTTCCCCTCTAAATACATTCATTTGTGACATCCCCTCCACACCATTTAGTAAAAGAACCTTTTTGAGACTCCTTGATTCGAATTTTGTGTCCTTTTTTAAAATTTTTAACAACGTTGTTCATAATCTAAAATATTTTTTAAGCTTAAATTTAATTTCTTTAACGAAACGAATATTAATTATTTTGACATTACTAAATATACTAATACATTTGGATAAATACAAATATTTTTATTTTATAACAAACAAAAAGATGAATTTAAATTGGATTAAGTATTTGTGGGGAATATTAAATAAAATTAAGCCTGAAACTAGAAATGTAATTATTATTTTTCTATTTGGATGGATTTTATATTCTCAGATAATTGGAGAAACTGGTCATCAGATTCAACAAAAGTTCGAATAGGAAATTATTGCCAATAAAAAGGCAGAATAGTACTCTAAAGAAACCGCCGTTGAAATAAACCGTCAAATCCAAGCAATAGCAGAAATAGATAAGGATGCTTTTGATGTATTACTTTTGAATTATCATAATAATACTCAAAGTTTGCAAGGTTATAAATATTTGTATTTATCTTGTCTCACGGAAGCTCCAAGATCAGTAGATGTTCCTACTTTAAGATAGTAGTGGAATAAATTAGATTATATTTATTATGCAGATGAATTATTTAAAATCCATAATCAAAGTTATGTGAAATTTCTAGATATTGAGGAAATGAAAACAAGCCTTCCAAAATTATATCGACTTGTAAAAGCAAGTGATGCAGAATCTGTTACTTTCTTTACTATTGAAGGTACTGATTCACAAATAGGAATGATTGTTTTGTTGTATAAAGCTCCTAAGAAATATGGATACATTTATACAGGAAAAGTTTTACCACATATTTAGAAGTTAGCTTTACTATTAGATTATAACAATAAGAAATGATTACAGTTGTTTTTGGCACAGCTCATTAGAAAAGCATCTTAGGAAAAGGTTCTCCAGATGGAAAATTTAGAGAATATAAATATTCTAGAGAAGTTTGTAAAGCTGCTGCAGCGATTCTTAAAGATATGGGATATAAAGTCTTTATTGATGTAGAAGATGATGACTTAGGAGTATCTCAATCAAAAGAATTATGTTTAAGATGTAAAGTTGTTAATGAATTAGTAAAACAGTACAAAAACTGTATTTATGTTTCTATACATGTAAATGCCTCCGGTTCTGACGGTAAATGGCATGAGGGAACAGGTTGGGAAGTTTTTACATCAGTTGGTAAAACTAAAGCTGATGAGCTTGCAACCTGTTTATATAATGCAGCAAAAACAAATCTAAAGGACGCTAAAATGAGAACTGATTTTTCGGATGGAGATCCAGATAAAGAAGCTCATTTATATGTTCTTAAAAATACTAATTGTCCTGCGGTACTAACGGAAAACTTTTTTTAGGATAATAAAAAAGATGTAGATTATTTACTCAGTGATGAAGGCTTTCATGCTATTGTAAGACTTCACGTTGAAGGAATTTTATAGTATATAAAAGATAATTCTAAGTAATGAAAAATTTATATGTTTAATGGAAATGCAGTATGATAAAATTAATGGTTCTGTGGGATTTAGAGAAGCAGACCATTATTATGGAAATTTGAATGATCCTACTATCAAATATATTTCAGTAACTACTTTGATTGAAAAGTATGGAAAAGAATTTGATAAGGAATTCGTTAGTGCTTATAAAGCATTAGAAAGAATAATGAATCCAGAAGACTGGAAGAAAGAAAAAGGAGGTATTTGGAAGAATCATAAAATACCTAAAGATTTTTTAGAAGTATATAATATAACTCAAGAGGATTTAAATAAGGTTCAACAAGATATACTCGATGAATGGACTGAAACAAATAGAATTGCTTGTGAAAGAGGAACTAAGATTCATGCTCAATTAGAACATTCATTCTATGATGCAGGTTCTAATATTACTTTAAAAAAGTTTGGAATTGGTGGAAAGTTTGTATGTAAAAAAGACTATACTGATTTAAACTTAGATTATGGAGTGTATCCTGAATACTTAATATATTATGACAATCCTAAAATTGATTTACACCTAGCAGGACAGATAGACCTTATAGTAAAAAATGGAAATGATATTTATATCATAGACCATAAGACTAACGCTAAAATAGACTTAAAAGGATTTTATAATAGTGCAAATCGTTGTGCTGATAAAATGAAGTATCCTTTAGGACATTTAGATGAATGTAACTTTAATCATTATCAGTTGCAATTATCCACCTATGCTTGGATGCTTCAAAAACTAAATCCAGAATTTGTTATTAAAGATTTGATTTTAAATCACTATGACCACTCTGGAAAGAATACGTTATACCACTGTTCTTATTTAAAAGATGATGTGGAAAAGATGCTTAAGCATTATGCTAAACAAAACAAACTTGAAAAACAAAAGGCTAAGTATGCACGAATAGAGTATTGAAGAACGTAAAGAGATATGTAAAAAATGTCCAATATATAGTCCTGCTTTAGGTCTTTGCAACCCCAAACTCTGGTTAAATCCTGACACTAATGAAGTTTCAACTTCCGCAAAAGCAGGATATATCAGAGGTTGTGGTTGTCATATATTAATAAAGATGAGAAATCTTAGTAACCACTGTGTTGCTGGTAAGTGGTAATTTTTACTTTGTGAAACAAAGTGAAATCTTTAAAATTATGAATCTCTTTCTAAAATTACGAAATATAATAGTAGGTAACTGGAGGAACTTAACTGGTTACACTTCAGATGAACAAAGAAGAAGACTAGATATTTGTAATAAGTGTGAGCATAGAATAAAATACATGGGCTCATATATATGTGATCAATGCGGTTGTATAATAAAAAGTAAAGTAAGCGTTGAATCCGAGAAATGTTTAATGAATAAATGGTAATATGGAACATCCAATTTTAAGCGAGAATGAAAAAATTGCTATGCATGTAGCAGGTGAAAGTACAAGTAGAGTTATGACTTTAGATGGAACTACAGCAGATGACGTTATTGAACAACGCAATGTAAAAAACTTCAATGAAGAAGTTGATAAGTTTACAGAAAAAATTGACAAACAATTTACTAATGTAGAAGAATTTGCTAAGAAAGTAAATGAAAATATGGCTAACATCGAAATCATGCCTATTGGTAATTATGTTCTTGTAAAACAATTTGAAGACAATCCTTTCCAAAGAATTGTTCGTGATTCTAAATCTGGACTTATTCTTGATATGGGAGGTATGGCTCCTCAGTATAAAAACACTGATAATGGACAAATTGAGGAAGAAGAACAATTTATTAAGGTAGGAGTTATTCAGGAAGTTGGTCCTGAATGTAAATGGTGTCAACCTGATGATACTATTTTCTTTACTAAGAACTCAGCAGTTCCAGTTCCTTTCTATAAGCAGAACTTACACCTTGTATGTGAAAATAGAGTTCTTGCAGTTGTAAATGAAGGTTTAACAGAAAGATTTAATAAGAATAAATAATGATGGATGAAAAGATTTATTTTGTTCCTGGCTAGAAGGTAACCCTTCGCCAGGACATACCAAATAAACCTATTATGTTGGTATATAGAGTTGAACGCTCTATAATTAGAAGTGACGATAAAAATGCCTTACTTAAAGGAGTAAAGGTAAGATGGTTTACAGAGAACGGCTTTTTACAAGAAGCAGTATTCTCTACAAAAGATTTAATCTTAGTCGATTAATTATGGATAATAACAAAAAACTTTCTCCAGAAGAATAGAAGGAATTAGCAAATTTTAAGAAATGGCTAGAAGCTAAGAAATATAGCCCAAAGAATTAGGATGAAGTAAAAAAATATTATGCTGAATACCAAAAAGAAAAGGCCCAAGCTTCTAAAGCACAAGCTCAAAAAGCCGCTCATGGTGCTAAATTAAATTACTTCAAATCTTTGAAGAATCAATGTGCTGAAGATGAAGAAGTAGTTTATTATAAGAAAGGCGGTTCTGTTGGTTGTGGCTGCAAGAAGAAAGAAGATGGCGGTCAAGTAAAAAAAGATTGTGGAGGTTCTGCAGTTGCCAAATTTAAAATGCAATATGGAAATAAAATGATGCAACTTGCTGAAGCTAATAAAAATAGAAAAAAAGCTGAGGAAGAAAAGAAAAAGAGAGAAGATAAATGGAGAAAAGGACAAATAGTAGTTGGAAAAGATATTCAGAAAGGACAAGAAAATTCTGGACCAAAAGCTAAAACCCAAACAGACCAAGCTTTAAAAGATAATAAAGGAATTGGAAAAAATAAATGTGGTTCTAAAATAAAGAAACACCAAGAAGGTTCTGTTATTGCTCAATTTAAAATGCATCGTAAGGGAGGTAGTTTAAACGGAATCCCTTTTATCAAGAAGGTACTATAAGGGGAGGAATAAATGGTAGAGGTATAAACGGAGAATATTATTATAATCCTATTCCTCAAGGAGCAGGAAATTATTCAAACTTTCCTTTAACAGATCTTTATAATTTTATTGAAGAAAAAAGTAAAACTTCTAACAATCCCTATTTATATACTGGAACTGCTCCTGGACCTGTAAAAGCTAAAAATGCTTGGGAAGCTTTGCAAATGGTTAAAGCTATGAAAGCATAGAAAGCTGCAAAAACTGTTTCTAAAGTAGTTAAACCAAAATCTATAGCAACAGGACCTAAGACAATTAAATAGGGTAACGGTTATTCTGCACAAATTGAAGTTCCAGATCTTCCAAATTATTAGGAATTATTTGATGCATATAAAATGACAAAAGCCTCAAGATTAAATATTAATAACATTCTTGATAAACTTTCTCCAGAAGAAAGAGCTAATGTTATGAAAGTAATGATGTATGATCCTGATAAATATTTAGGAAGATGGGTAGGTAATATAACTCCGCAAAGAGCAGCTTCATCTATAACAAATATTAGAAGAAGACTTCCTGGAGAGTATACTCCTTTGCGAGTAAAAAGTTTAGATTAGACTCGTCCAAATATGGGAACAGGAATTTTCTAGAAATTTGATGATGCTACATCTAAAACTGCTGGATTCAAAAGAACCACTAATAAATATTAATTAATTTATAAATGTTAATGTAAATATGAATATATGGGATTATAATTAGAAAACTGGAAGAGCTCAATTAGTAACTGCTGATTTAGTTCTAATTGATGAATTTAAGAAATTATTAGAACCTTCCAGAAATAAATGTAAAGAGGATCCTTCAGGATTAGACCATGTTAGAGCTGATAGAGAATTTACCTATATATATTTAGCTATTGATTGGAAATCACCTTATGCTAATTATAGTAATTAGGAAAGACATGAAGCTGCTCTAAAAGACGCTCATATTACTGAGGAAGAATGGAATAATCCAGAATTTCGTGCCGCTTGTAGAAAGTATGTAGCACTATAGGATTCCAATAGATATGTTAGATTACTTCAAGCTGCTTAGGAAGTAACTGATAAGATTATAGACTATTTCCATAATGTAGACTTACAAGAACAAGATGAATAGGGTAAATACCTTATTAAAGTTAAAGATGTTCAAGCTTCAATGAAAGAAGCTGCTGATTAGATTGAAACTCTTAAACAAATTGAATCTCTTGTTAAGAAAGAAGTTATGGAGCAAAGTCAAATACGTGGTGGAGCTGTTGAAGGATTTATGCCTGATTAATGGAAGAGGTCAAAAAGAAAAGAGGCCGCCCACGTAAAATGCCAGAAATTCCTGAGGAAGTCAAATCTATAGTTGAAGAGGTTAAACAAAAACAAGAAGAACTTCAACAGCAAATAGAAGAGATTAAACCAGAGACTACTGTAGAACATCGAGAAGGTGAATGGGATGTTAAAATAGGCGACCCTGTACCTTATTTCGATAAAAGACTTTCTTACGAATTAACTGGTTATAAACCTATAACAGAAACAGAAGGATTAGATTTTGATCCTTCATGGTTTACTGAAGCTCGTGAAACATTTTTAGATACAGAATAGTATTGTTCATACTATCCTGGTTCAAAACTTTATAGAGATTTCTGGAACGAAGAATATAGAAGATGTAAAGAAGGAATGACAGTTAACGGCTATACGATTACAGGATTTAACTATTACTTCCTAAACTATTATCAATTACCTAATACTGAACAAGAGGTTGCAGGTGATAGCCGTTCTATTATCTTCCCAAGATTCTTTGTTTATTAGTATGAATTCTTTCATTATTTTGAATTATGTAGAAAATTAAGAAAGAATATGACGGTAATGAAAAACCGTGGTTGTGGATTTTCTGAGATACATGCTTCTATATTTGATAACTTTTTTAACTGTTTTAAAAATAGTATATGTTTGTTAACAGCATTTGATGATAACTATGTTAAGAAAACTCTTGATAAAATTAATGCTGGAATAACATTTACTGATGATAATACTTAGGGAGGTATGCTTAAACTTAGATAGGTAATTAATACTGCTACTAAGAAAAGAGCCTCTCACTATAAGGTAGTAAATGGACAAAAAATTGAAACAGGTTTTATGTCTTAGATTGAAGGTATAGTTGTAGACAAAGATAGAAAAATGCGTGGTGACCGTGTAGGTTTCCTATTTCTTGAGGAGTCTGGTTCTAATCCTATATTAGAAAGATCTTTTATAAAAGCAGAAGAACTTGTTACTGTTGGTGGTAATAAAATAGGTATTATTGCGGCAGTAGGAACTGGTGGAGATGCTGGACCTAACCTTGAAGGACTTAGAAAGGTTTATTATAATCCTAAAATGTTCCAGGTACTCCCTTTTAAACACAACTATACAGAAGATGGGGATTGGGTAGAAACTGCTTACTTTATTCCTGCTTATATATCAATGAATAACTCTAAATTTGTTGGAAGTCGAGGAGAATACTTGATGAAGAAACAAAGAGAACATTATGAGTAGAGAAGAGCAGATATTACTGACCCACAAACACTTCTTGAACATAAAGCAGAGCAATGTTTTACAGCAGAAGAAGCCTTTGCAGCTGAAGGTGTTAATAAATTTAACAAACTTAAAATAGCTGAACAAATAATTTCCATTAGAATTAAAAAATAGGCTCCACCTATTTAGAGAGGATATATGGAATTTATTTATTCTGGTCCTGAAAGAAAACGAGAGTTTATTACTGGAGTTAGATTTAAACCTAATCCAAATGGGCCAGTTAGGATACTAGAACATCCTTTATGGGAAGATGGTAGTCCTATAATTTAGAATTTATATGTAGCTGGAATAGACGGTATTGATATAGGTTAGGCTGAAACCTCTACTTAGACTAGAGACCCATCTAAATTCTGTACTATGATAAAAAGAAGAGTACATGGAATGAAAGAGCCTACCTATGTAGCTTATTATCTTGATAGACCTGATGATATTAGAGATGCTTATAAACAAACTATGGCAATGCTTTGGTATTATCAAGCAAAGGCAAATATAGAGGCTACACGTTTATCTGTTTTAACTTATGCTCGTGATAATAAGTTTGCACATTTCTTTATGAGACGTCCAAGAGCTTGTTATGGAGGAGATGAAAGAAGAAGAAATAATAACTAGTATGGTACTACAGCTACTACAGCTATGATTGAACATGGTACTGACTTAGTTGCTTCTTATGTAGAAGATTATTGCCACAATATTTGGTTTATAGAATTCTTAGAATAGTTAAATCTTTATACTGACGAAAACAAAGGAAAATTTGATATGGTGGCAGCCTGTCAAATGGCGGAAGTCGGAGATGAAGAATTAAATGATGTTATTCCAAGAGAGTATAAACCTGTTGGACAAGGACTTAGAGATATTGGTTATTATATTGATGAGAAAGGAGTTAAGAGATATGGAATAATTCCTTCTCAAAATAAATTTGAAGTTAAAGGAGAAATTAATACTGGATATATTCCAGGATCTAATATAACAAGTAATCCTAGATATAGATGAACGAAATGGAAGAAGCCATTGTTAATATGATTGAGTGTAAATATAAATGTAAATACACTGGACATGTTAAGGTGACTAAATTAGGGAAGGGTGGGACAGGTTATAAAGTTGAATTAGACTTTGATAATCTAGATAAACCCGTAATACAAATGTCTGCAGATTTAACTGCAGAAGATTTTTTAAAATTTGTTGAACAAGAACTCGTCTCTAGACAGTTACATAGAGTAAAATTCTTTAGAGGAGTTAAAATTTATCCAGAAGATGAAGAAAGAAGAACTTGTTAGCAAAACTGATTTAGCTATTGCCGAACTTGTTTAGGAAAAAACAGCTATAAAGAAAGCTTATAATTATTATAACTGTAAACGAGATAAGGAATAGTTTAAATACTTAGAAGAAAACTTTGGCATTGGGTAGCCAACAGCGGTTGAGTTTATTCCTTTAATTAGGAAACATATTGATGCTTTAGTAGGAGAATATTTAGATGTTCCAATTCTACCAAAGGTTTCTTGTAAAGATACTGTAACTATTAATAATATATTTAGAGAAAGACAAATACAAATTGCTTCTGAATGTGCAAATCTCCTACAAATGAATCTCAAAAATAATCTCTTACGAATACTAGGAAGCAAGGATATGCAAGATCTAAATATAAAAGAATAGTTGGACAAATTGATAGAAGATATTAATGAAAACTTTATTTCTGAATACGAAATAGCTGGACAAAATGTTGTTGAATACATCATTTAGTCTAGAAATGTTGATCTAGTAACTAAATTAAAGTAGTTATTTATAGATTTATTGGTTTCTGGATTCACTTTTTATAGAGTTCTTCCTTCTTCTTCTGGTAAAAATATACACATTGAATGTTTAAATCCACTTAATGTGTTTCCAGACTTAAACTATGATTCTCCATATATTAATGAATCTTATAGAGTTGTAGTTAGAACTTATCTAACTAGAAACTAGATTCTTAGTAAATATGGAAAAGATTTATCTAAAAACGATCTGGCCAAGATTGAAGAAATGTGGACAGATGCTTTAGAAACTACTGGTTCTTATTTTGTCAGAAGTTACAATTAGGATGGAACTCCTGCAACTGATGGAATAAGAGCTGGAGAGGAAGTTACTCCAGGATATCCAGAACAACATTGGTATAATAAGGATTTAATTCCTGTATATGAAGTTGAATGGATAGAAACTGATAAAAACTTTGTTGAATAGAGATATTCTACAGTAAGAATTGGTTCAGAAATTTATGTATTAAAAGGTTTAGATAAAGAAGTTGTAAGAACTAAAGATGAACCTAATAAAGCTACTCTTAGTGTAAACGGAGTATGGTTTAATAATAGGGGAGGAGAACCTTTCTCTATGGTTCAAAAATGTATGGTTCTTCAAGATCGTTATGACCTTTTACATTTCTACAGAGATAATTTAATAGCACAATCTGGTTCTGTTGGTGATTTTGTAAATCTTCCAACTCTTCCTGCAATTCTTGGTGATGATTTATCTGAAAGATTAATGAAATGGAAGGCTTATAAAAAAGCTGGACTTGCATTAATTGATACTTCTCAAGAAGGTCAAGTAAATACTGGACAGGCTCCTTTAAATACCATGTTCAATGGATTTGATGATACTGTTAAAGTACAAGCTATCCAGGCTATTCAATTAGCTATTGACTCTGTAGAACAAACTACATCTTCAATTACTGGAGTATTCAGAGAAAGATTAAATGGAATCCAATAGAGAGATGCGGTAACTAATGTTCAAACTGGAATTAATAATTCATTTATAGTTACTAAGCAATGGCATTACCAAATGGATTTAATAACAAGAGAAATTTTATTAGATGCATTAAATTGTGCTAAAATAGTTTATAAAGATGGATTAACAGGAACATTAATATTAGGTAATAAGTTACAAAAGATTTTTACTGCTCTTCCTAAGTATTTTACAGTTACTGATTTCGATATACATATAATTACTTCTTCAGAATTATTGAAGGAGATGGAACAAATAAGAGCAGTTGTTCCAGAATTTATAAAAGGAGGAATTGTATCTCCAGATATTTTAATGGATATTATGACGGCAAAGAGTTTGACTGAAATGAAGTCAATGGTTAAAAAATCCATTAAGAAATAGAAAGCAGAAAATAATTAGATATAGCAACTTACACAATAGGTTGAAGAATTGCAGAATAATTTACAACAAGCTCAACAACAACTTCAACAAGCTCAAAGCAAAATTGAATCTCTTAATGAAGCTAAGCTTCAAATAGAAAGAGAAAAGAATCAAATGCAATTCTAGCTTGATGATTATAAGAATAAAACTGATAGAACGTTTAAAGAGTCTCAAGCAGAGAATGATAGTAAACGTACTGAAATAGAGCTTATGTAGTTATATGATGGAAATCCTTATAATGATGAAGTTAAAAACGTATGAACTGCAATAAAATAATTCATGATAATAATTGTAATACAATTGTACAAGAGGATAATTATGATATTAATTATGCTTTTGTATATGTATTACAATTAAATCAAACAACAGGAACAACTAGTTAGGTATTTATAAAAACTTCCGAAGAATAGCAAGTTATCTTTGATTTAGGATTGGATGGATTCTATACTCTTGTTACAATGAAAGTTCCTAAGAACACAGCATTGGAATACTATTATTATAATGATGCTTTTTATCATTTTAATGAAGAAGTAGATTTACAAGAATTAATAGAACTTAATCCAGAAGTTACTGGAATAGAAGTAACTTATGATTATTATTTCCAAACTTGCAGATTAAGAAGATGTTTTATAAATATGTGTTACTAGATATTTGACACATAGAATTCTGTTTGTAGAAGTCCTAAATTAGATTATAATTTAGTTTATAATAGGGACTTAGTATGGTCGGCATTAAGTGCTATTCGATTTATGATTGAAGTAGACCAATATGAAGAAGCAGAAAGATTATTAGAGAGAATCATGGGATGTAATGGGTTATGTAATAACTCTTGTCAAGATCCTCAAAGTCGTTCTAAATGTGGATGTAAATGAACAGATGTGGATGTAACCCTGTTCCAGAACCTTTTGAATTTAAGATTCCGGAAAAGGTAAAAGTTGTAAAAGACGTTAAATTTCCACGACTTCCTGAATTATTTCCTCTTGTAAACGATTTAAGAGAATTAAAAAATAAAATAATTTGTGAATACTTAGAGATAATAGATAATTTAGAATGTGGAATACGTCCAGATTTAGAGTTTCTTTTAGAAGAAATTTCATTAGTTGAAATAGAAGAAAATGGATAAAAATCTTTAGTATTATACTAATAGGAATAAATATCAAAACATTGGTATACCTAAAAGAGAAGGAATACTAAACTATTTAATCAAAGAGAAATTTCTTTCTGAATTTAGAACTACTGAAGAGAAAAATAGAGTATTAGATAATTTAGGTATTACACAGGAAATTGATTATTTACTATAGCTAATCAGTGAAAGAGCTACTCTTTAGGAACTTAACCGATATGTAACAATGGTTGAGCTTTTAAGAAAGCTAGAAGAAATAAAACCCAAAGATGAAAAGTCTAAGGGATATTTTTCTTCATATGATTAGTTAATACGAAATTATCCTATTGGAGAAACAGGAGATTGGGCTATAGTAAATGTCAATGGTGATTGGTATATTTATAGATACACTGAAGGAATAGGATGGGAACAATCTGAAACTTATGATAATAGTGTAGATTTAACAGAGTATTCAAAATTTTCAGATTTAAGAAATTTATAGAATATATTAGAGAGTAATATTCAAGGAGTATATTCTAATTTGGAATAGAGTATTCAAAATTTACAAGAATAGATTGGGCATGGAGGAGAAGATATTCCCGAAAACATTGGACAAGAACTTGCTACCTTACATGAAGGACTTTAGAATGAAACTGATAGAGCTCAAAATAAAGAAAATAGTTTAGATAATAGATTAAGAAATATAGAAAATAATCCTTCAGGAGGACTTTATCATAGACTAATTTCTTAGAAATAGTATGATGCATTGCAATCATATGAGAAAAATACTCTATACTTAATAGTAGATTTTACAGAAAATACTTCTGTATTTGGAGATACATTCCCACTTATATTAGGTGGAGAAATAAATGCCTCATAGTTTGGAGATACTTTCCCATTCGTATTAGGTGGAGATAATTCTAACAAATCTTCTCGTTTTGGAGGAACTTTCCCATTAACTTTTGGAGAAGCTAACTATTATGTTGGAAGTAGATTTCCAATAAAATTTAAACAATAAAATATATGAATAAATTAAATTTTTAGGATAAAAGAACAGGAGATACCCTTGAAGCTACAGAGTGGAACTAGGTTGTAAGTAAAGTTGACGAACTGGTTGATGCTGCTAATAATGGAACAGGAGGAGGCGGTGGTTCTTCTCAAGGTGGAGAAGCTGTTGTTATTGATACTTCTGGTGTTATTACTGCAAGTGCTAAAGGTAATATTACTTTAGGAAGTACTAAAAATATTAATATAGAACCAGCTTGGGACAATAAGAGTCCACAAGGATATACTGGAAATTATGGAGATATTGCCTTAAAACCTGGTGATGATATCCAATTCTGTTCTCATCATAGAGAACCTAAGAAAAGAGATAAGGTTGTATTAAAGAATATTGATGATTCAGATAATCCAGTAAAGTTCTAGATAGTAGCTGGAGAAATTGATTTTGCTGTTGGAACTGCAAATAATCCAAAAGCTGCTACTAGAAAAAAGGATAAAAATACTGGTCAAGATATTGATAATCAACCTTTATTTAAAGCTTCTGATGCTAAAACATTAGATGTAAGAATTCTTACTGGAAATACCCTAGATTCTGGACAAGAAACAGAAAGAGATGAAAGAGGTTATTTAAAAGTACGTGCTCAAGCTATTGACTTACGTTGTGAAAAACATGGTGGAATTGCTTTATAGCCTAAAGGTTATGATAGTGATGGTAACATGAACAAGATTAAGTTTGAACATGGTGGTGGTGATGGACTAGAATTTGGTACTTTTAATACATAGAAAACTTCTCTCTTTACTGACGAATATCGTTTTAAGAAAGATGGTATTTGGAAGATGGCTGTTCGTGAAACTGAGGCTTCTGGTAAAGATATTATAGATGAAAGAGAAAATGGACTACAAGGTCTACCAGCAACAGGTGCTTTAAAATATAAAAAGAATAATACAGCTAATAATCAAGCTAAAACATTAGCGGATTTAAAAACTTATGAACCTGCTGATGATTTCTATGATTTTGTTGATGTAGAAGATGCACAAACTACTACTGAAGCAATTATTAAATCAGCTGCTTCATTAAATAATGAATTCATTGAAACTTCATTATCTTCTAAAAAGAATTTAAAAATTTCAGCATCTAGTAATTATAAAATTATTGCTTATGAAGGAGAACCTTCTGGAAGTGAATTAACGTTTACTGTTGATAAGACAGGAATATATACTAAAGATGAATTGAAACTTATTACTGCTGGTAGTGCAAAACTTAGCGATTTAATTGACACCAAACTTCCATTCTTAATTGATGGTGATAATGGTATTTATCGTTTAAGTGGAAACATCACTCCTAAGATTTCTGTAGAAGCTGAAGAAGAAGTAGACTTAGATGCTAAATATGGAGATGTTGTAATTTCTTCTGGAGACACTATTAAGTGTGAAGCTCCTGAAATTAGATTTAATGCAATTAACAAAGATAAAACAGGTGGCATGGTTAATTTTGGTGCTACTCAAGATGTAGTATTCTTAACTAATAAATTAACTGCTTCATTAAATGTGGAAGCTTCAGCTAATCCTACTAAGATTAAGATGATGTTGCAAAATAACTATCAAGAATCTGTATTCTTTGATAACACTGCAGGTAAATTTAGAATTCCTGTTAAACATCTTTATTTAGATGATCAATAGGTTACTGAATTAACTCCTTCTAATTATGCTAATGGACTTCCTGTTTATTTTGCAGATGGAACAAGACTTCCTGCAGATTATACTTGCTTTATTGCAACTCAATCTGTAAGTGGTACAGTAACTACTACTACTATTTATAAAACAGGTACTAAAGGAAGTGAAAATGTCCTTAAGAAGAATCTAGGAGAAGCTGTTGCAGTATATACCAACGATAGTAGTAATACTGCTTCTAATACAAGTAGTTTAGGAGTAGCTACAACTAACACTATACAAAATATTGAATTCGAGGATTATGCATTCAATGGAACAGGATGTCAAACAGTTGCTTCAGAGGAATATGTATCTATTAAAGAAGTAGAACTAGGAGACATTATAGAAATTATTAGTGAACTAAAAACCATGAAAGCTAATAATCAAGGCCCTTGGGCAGCAATTTAATTTCTTATGTTAAAACAAGGAAAAAATGATATCGCCGCAATGCATGTAAATGGATATACTGTATTATCCATTTACATGCGTGGACGATTAATTTGGCCTATCAAAAAAGAAGAGGAAGAAAAGATTATTCTTTCTTGCTATTATAACGGCTACTGGATAGACGAATATCCATGGACAGATGATACACCTTGGACGGATAATATAAATTAACTATGGAAACATTTAATAACTATATAGATGAATATGTTGATTGGGTAACTGGAGAGGATACCTCAGAATTAGAAGAAGAATAGAAAACTAGAGTATCTTCTACTGGAGGTTTGCCTGTATCTGGTGGATCCATAAGAGAATTAATACAGTCAAGGTTGAAAAAGCCTTTCGTATATTATGAAGATACGGTGGAAGGCTTATATAGACTTTTTAGTAGTGAAGCTACTAGAGATAAATGGATTAGAATGAATACTGTTGGAAGTGCAGATTATAATCCTGACGCATCAAAAAAACTAGAACTATTTAATTTCGTTAGACCTAGTGATGTTGTTATGTCATATACAGGACTCACTCCCAACCCAAGATATATTATAAATGGAGATACAGAATCTGAAGCTGCTTGGCTAAGATTTAACGTATATCTTTCTAAAGAACAATAGGGATCTACAATATATGAATCGGACTCTTTTACAGTAACTTATAAAATTACAGATTCTAATGGAGTAGATCACATAGAATCAGAAGGAAAAGATACTTCTTTCTTAAATGCTCCTACAAATCCTATTAATAAAAATATTTATGATTATTTAACAATTGGACAGAATAATATAATTATCACTATGAAAGCTAATAACTCTAGTGCTGCAAACTCTGTCTCTTTTCCAATATATTTAATAGAATTTGAATTAGAGAGTACTTTTAATTTTGCAAATCACTGGAATCCAGATCTTCCAATTGAAGTTCCAATTAGTGTTAAAAGAAGTAATACTAATTTAACTTTGGAAGTAAATGTATATGGAATTCATGGAGATAGTGACACTTCTCCATCAGGAACTCCTGTAGCCAGTTGGACTATTAATAATACTGAAACAAATCCTACTCATACATTCCAAATAGAAAATATTTTTAATTATAATGAAACTTCTATTGACCATATAAAACATATGTTTAAGATTGAAGCAAAAATGTATGACTAGAGTTCTGCTTCTGTATATTATAGTAATGTACTATTTTTTGATTTTGTGGTAGCATCTAAAACTATTGGTATTACTAATAGATTTGTAAATATTGCATACTCTACTCCTTATACAAAAATGGTTACAGAAGATAATGGAAGAGTAATTATACAAGCACAATAGTATAATTCTTTTTCACTTCCTTGGGCATATTATACTGATCGAGAAACCTCTGAATAGAATCTTGATATTAAGTGGGTAGTAAAAAAAATTGTTAATGATGTAACTACTTATGATACAATAACTACTTTACAAGGACAAAATAAAGTTAAAGGTGAAGACCTTAAATTTATTCCAGATTTCTATACAGAACAAGGATAGGAAACCTATTTAGTAGCTATGTCAGGAAATAGTGAAATAGATGTATTTCCAATAAATGTTTCTAAAAGCTCATTAGCTGTTGTTGAAATAGGTAACTATGATTTAAAATTATCTGCTTATGGTAAATCTAACCAATCTGTAGATAAAAATAGATGGGAAGATGCTACTCACGGTGTTACTACTTCATTCTATGGAATTAATTATGATAATAATTCTGGATGGGATGATAATAGTTTCGTAACATCTGGAATAGACTCTTATGCTATGATAAATTTCTGTCCTATTCCTTCATAGTATAATTTAGCAGGACAGGGTAGAACTATTGAAATAGATTTTAAACCAGAAAAAGTTGTAAATGATGAGGACTTATTAATAACTATAGGAGATCCTAATGGTGGTCATATTAAAATTTCAACTAATGAAGCTGGAGTATATAGCGGTATAAACCATATAATACATACTAACTATAAAGCAAATGAAAGAATAAAACTAGCTTTTATATTTAATCCTGTATCTATTGGAAATGTAGACTCTAACTTAGTATTTATTGTTAACAATGGTATTCTAGAAAGAGCTAAAAACTATGGAGCCGCAGCTAGTTTTACTTCTGACTTAGGTATATTTAAAATAGGTGGAGCTTCCTCCGGAATTAGAGTATATAGTATAAGATGTTATCCAAGAGCTATTAGTGCTGATGATGAATTAAAGAATTTTATTTTTGATAGTGATAATAAAGCAACTATTTTAAATAGAAATGATATTTATAATAATGGAGTTATTGATTATTTAAGTGTAAAGAATAAAGTAGATACTATTCTTATTACAGGTGACCTTACTAATATCTTAAAACAATCTAGTGGAAAAGATGAAAGTACTTCTACTGTTAATATAGAAAGAAACTGTATTACTGATCCTACCAAGAATTTTACAGTAACTAATGGTATGATTAGAAAACATGGTTAGTCTACTTTGAACTATCCTATTACTTCTTTGAAGATTTGGACTAATAAAGCCAAAGAAACTAATGTTACTACTTCAATAACTTTATCTGATGCACAAAGAGCAGAGGGTTTAAATAAAAATAGATATATGTCAAAGACTGGATCTATTCCAGCAAATAAATTTGTTCTTCAAGCCAACTATGCAGACTCTTCTGGAGTACATAATGGAGGTTTATTAAGACTTATTTAGGATACTTGGTACAATGCAAATTTTGGTACTAGAGAAAATCCTATATATAGACTTAGAACTGCTCCTCAATTATTTGCTTCTGGTTATACAGTAACTCACGATGATGAGGATTTACACGAAACTGGTTGGATAGAAGGATTAGGTTCTGGAGCAAAGGGTGAAGGAAAAACTTGGGCTTAGATTTCAAGTAAGCCTTTCCCATATATAATTAGAAATGCTCCGGATTCATTCCCTTGCACAGTATTTTACTAGAATGGACCTAACGATTAGTTACACTTCTTAGGATAGTATGTATTTATGGATGATAAAAAATCTGACTATACCTATGGAGAAAGAAGTATTTACTATTTCGGAACTGGAAATGATCCATTTGTATTAAGAACTGAAAATACTAAAAATGGTCCTTTAGGAAAACAAGATACTAAAGAAAACTTAGCTTGGGATAATAAAGATGTATTAAGAATTGAGGTTGTTGTTCCTAATGCTCCATTATCAAGTTATATGAGTTTTAATGTAACAGATGAATTTGGAGTAACCCATACTTGTACTGATATAAAATATACTTTAGCAGGATAGCCTGACCATTATTATTGGGAAGACTATTTTGAAATGATTTATCCTGATGAGGATGATGTAGCTGAAGATGATGCTAAAGCAGGAAAAACAAAATTTGATTAGGGTTCTAAATTCCAAACAAAAGTAGCACCATTTATAGATTTCTTAAAATGGATTTCTGATTGCAAAAACAATTATAATAAAGCTACTTAGTGGTGGAATGCAGGAACTTATTCTTCAACATAGAAAGCTTTTGAAGCAACTGCTCATGCCCATTTAGATTTATATAAAGTTGCTGCTTATTACATTTTCTTCTTACGTTTTGGTCTTGTAGACTCTGTTGAACGTAATGCTCAATTAAAAACATATGATGGTTAGCATTGGCACTATGAGCCTTGGGATATGGATATTGCTCTTGGTAATACTAACCAAGGTGCTTTGATATTAAATCCTCCAATGGATAGAAATCAATTTGAACCTGGAACTACAACTTATGCTTTCTCTGGTAGAACCCTTACTACATCTAATGTATTATGGGACTGTTTGGAAGCATGGGATTATTGGGCAAATAGATTGGTTCCAGAAGTATCTCAAGCTTTGTATAGTGCAGGATTAACCTATGATAATATTATTAAAATGTTTGATGAAGAATATGCAGAAAAATGGTCTGAAACTATGTATAATTATTCTGGACATTTTAAATATGTAGATAATGGTGGTGCAGACTGGTTAGCTTGGTTACAAGGTTCCCGTACATCTCATAGACACTGGTGGATTTCTACTTCTATGAACTATTATGATGCTAAATGGTCTTGTGGATCATTTAATGAACATAGAGTACGTTTATTTACTGATAAAGAAACAAACCCAGTAGGAACTGATATAATTACTATATATCCTACTTCAAGTACATTCTTTAAAATCGCTCAACAAGAAGGTAGAACTAGTTTAGGAACTTAGCCTGCATCTAGAAGTGTTCCTGCAACATTTGATGTATCTACAGCAGCTTTCTCTGCAAAGGATCCTTCGTATATATATGGTGGTACTTTCATTGAAAGAATTAATATGAGTTGCTTATCTGAAAAATTAAAGGGTGCTGACTTTTCACTTTGTTATGATCCAGTGTTAGGAGCTCCAATAAAAGAAATTAATGTTGGATTACCTTATACTGTCATTTCAGAAAATGAATATCAAGGAAAGGTTTCTGGAACAGCTCTTCGTTTATCAGGTTATGATACTACTTCAAAATAGGACGCTTTTGAAAATCTTCAAGTATTAGATATTACCGGACAAGGTACCATTACTGATACCTAGGAATTATTAGGAACTAGAAATAGAAGAAATCTTACTGACTTATATGCTATTGGCACTGGAATAACTTCTTTCACTAGTTCTACTTCAGGAA